ATGATGGTATATGTGGTTGAGCATTTCACGGACCATGAAGGTTCCCAGTTCATAAAGGCTTTCAAGCACAAAGAGGATGCACTAGCCTTTTGCAAACAGAAGATTGGTTTTGTACATGAGAACATTTTTCATAAAGATGAAAATGAGGAAATTGAGGAACTTCCGACTGGATATAGAACAGGGGATGAAGGATATATTTATAACGAAATGGAAGTGGAATAAATGACAGAATACAAAGTAAAAATATCACCAGAACTAGACATTTTGGCTGATGTAATTAATGTAGACTTGGAATCTGAAATTCTGAGTGCTGTAATAGACAAGTTGACCGAACATTTCAGATGTGGTACTGAAATCATGGAACGAGACATAGAAAGAAATGTAAAGATAGAGAAGATAAAGTAACCACCGAAACGTTTAAATATACTTGGCTATATAATTGTTATGATAAACAATGGTCAAGTATGTTCAGTATGATTACAACAAGAAAGAAAAAAGAGGAACAGTACACGCAAAGCAAGGTCTGATTCCTGATAGGATTTGGAAACGACCAACCCTTCAGAAATATGTGAATGACTTTCCGTTTGGGTATGTCGGTAGCATAAATAGGCGAAAGGGAACTGACAAGCCTGTTATGAAATACTTCAAGGATGCTAAGAAAACAGATAAGTTCATCGAAGATAGATTTTTAACCAATTCTATAGGCAGACATATGGCAGATAATTTTAGAGGAAAATCTGAGAGCAAAATCTATAAAGAAATGGAAAGAGAATTCGGCAAGGCTAAGAAAAAGTAGGCTTGTGAATGGTTAGAAAGCATAGGGATAAATTGTATATGCTTTCATATTCTATGCACTATGCTCATCCAGAAAAAGCAATTATAATGTGTTCTGGTAAATATATTATTGCTCAGAATAAAAAAGAGGCAAGATGTAAATTCGAGAAAGATTATCCTTATAAAATAAGAAGTATAGTGTTAGTTAAAAATCCACGTATGAACCTTCTTAGACCATAAGAATAACTAAGTATCCAACAGAGTAACTATGTCTGGATACACACCATAAGCAAATTTAATTATATCGAACAAGTCCTTACCGTGGTCTGTGAGATCATTCATCTTGGCTGTGAAATAGAAATTTCCATCCCAGAAAGCGATCTTAGTCGTTCCAATCAACATTACCAAGTTTGCAGGTTCAAATGATGGTGAATAATTTATTTGTTCTTGTTCATGCATAGCATCACTGATTTCTATGTATTTCTCGGGGAAAAGTACACCTTCCATATCTTCCCAGCCCGGAGTACCCGTTAGGCACTTTGCATAATAGTTCTCCAACTTTTCAGGCTGAAGTATTACTGCGTAAACATTTAATCCACCCTCACCAGTGTTAGTCCACTTTCCACCAAGTTCTGGGAATTTTATCAAATTTTGGAATTTTGTGTTTACCCCTGTTCTTTCTCTCATTTACTTCATCATTCCTTTATTATAGTCGATTCTATGGTAATTGTATCTCCTACTATACTTTGTACTTCTATTTGATGATGTCCAATGGTAAACTTAGAATTATATGTGGGAAATAGTGAATAAATAAAAGACCTAAAAGTATATCCTTCATATGTACCTTCTGTGTAATACACTGATAACACAAGTTCACCATGATTTAACCCAGAGTTTGTTAAAACAAAATTGTCGAGAAAGACCCTATCACCGAAATTTATAATAATTGTTCTTGGTTGATTATCATTATCTTTATTACCTAATCCAAATACCATTATAGATTTCTCCTATGGTTATTTCTTGTTTGACATCCAACTTTTTCCCTCATTTAGTTCACTTCTGTAATTTCTATATTAAAGTAACCATTTGTCGTTGGTATACTTCTATCCCACCCCTCTTCTCCCCATACGGTGAAGAATTCTATATTGTCATTTGCAAAACAAATACGCTTACAGATGAACCTAAGTTCAAAGGCGTATTTTGCATATTCAGGCTTTGTTGGCGTTATCTGAACCTCTAACATAGTATCAAAACAGTAAGCACGGAACTAGTATATAACCATTCCGTTTCTAAAACACAAAGGTTTATAAATACATATAATGTATTCTCCATAGATTAAAGTTGCAGTTATTTGTTTATAACATAGAACTAGAATCTCATCGAGATACGTTCACTGTCTATTTGCATGGTGATGATCACTATGGTGCATTAACCACAGATGAAAAAGCCATGTACAGATTCCGTGACCGTGTTGTTGAGGACATGAAGGATAAGAACACAAGAGTAAATCTTATGGGTGATTACTGTTATTCTTTCCCAAAAAATGATTCACGAAGAGAAGAAGGTGACTACAAAAAACCCGACCCACTTACACTCTATACGGAATTCAGGGATTTCATAAAGCCAATAGCACCAAAGGTGGATTGTGCCCTCATCGGAAACCATGATAGGGATTGGGTAAAGGCTGAGAATGTAAACTATGTAAACTGGCTATGTGCAGAACTTAAAATGCCCTATGGTGACTATGAGAGCTATGTTCGATACAAGGTCAAGGTCAAGAACAGTCAGGCACGGAGAAACGTAGATTTTGTATTGTGGCATGGTGATGGGGGTGGAAGAACCTCTGGTTCCAGCTTCAATAAAATCCATAATCCAGTTGATGTTTACAGAACACCAGCAGTTTTCGCAATGGGACATGTACATAGACTTGGGTGGTTGCATGAACAATATCTCCAACCCGATGAAAGGTTACATGAAATGGTGGATATGGATCAATATTTTGTTCTCACAGGTGGATATCAGAAAGGCTTTGTAGCACCGAAAAGTACATATATCAGCCGTAAGATGCTACCACCTGTAGCAATTGGTTCTGTGAGATTGGAAGTTCATCCGTTCCTAAATGGCACAAGAGACAGAGATATTCTTGATATAAGGTTTGAAGAGGTTAGGTAAATGTCATCACCAGAAAGAGTATGTGCCTTTCAAAAAGGAATGTATGAAGATAAGAAAACAGGTTTATTTTCAACAGAAAAAGAACTTGTTGATTTTAGTTGTGTGATTGGTGATAGGATAGACCATACATATTATAAACATCCATGTGATCCAAAAATCTGTCCACTCTATCAAAATTGGAAATATCATACTGGAAGTTGATTGATTTGATAATGAATGTAACTGTTCAACCACCAATGACTCTACTACGTGAGGCTGTTGAAAAGCAGAAGGAAGTTGATTGTGAAAGGTTTCAAGCCGTATTTGATCTCTTCCCACCCGGATATATTAGAGAAGGTGAATGGCGTTTGAGTCTGGTTTGTGGCACAAATCAGGGCATAGGCTCTGACAATGGCTATGGTGTCGGTTTCCACTGTTCCAAGGATTGTAAAATAAGAATACCAATAATCAAGAGAATTAAGAAACCGTAAGACTTATAAACTACATATAATAGATGATACATTATGATGCATGAAAATGATAGAAAATCCTTAACCATAGGTTTCGATCTAGATGGGGTCTTACGTGAATTAGACCTGTCCATGATACATGTATGTGAAATTATAAAAGATTTCAGACCCTTTGAGGTAAATTCTCTAACAGCAACAAAGCCATTGCTTAATCCCATGCTTTTAGCACTTCCAGAGGATCAACTATACTGCTTAACTAGGTGTTATACAGATGTTGATGTTCGGAGAAAACGAGAGTGGTTAAACCATTTTTATGGTGATCGCATATCCCTCTTTACAGTTCCAAAATGTACTGATAACTGGGGTACAGAATATCAAGAGAAGGTTGGAAAGGCAAAATATGACATTATCAAGGAACTTGATTCCGATCTCTACATAGATGACGATCCCGGTATGATTCGTGTATTGCGTAGACTTGCTTCAGAAGATAGCTTTGATTGTAAGTTCTTGAAGTATGGACCTTGGATAGAAGAATACCACAATGGAGATGTTGAAGGATAATGTCATTACCTATAAGAGAGGAAAAACTTAAAGAAATAACCGCAAAGATGTGGGATTTCTTTGAGAAAGAACTATCTGGAAAGGGATATACAAATCAAGAGGTTCTTATCGCTTGGGACTCTGTGTCATTTGCTCAAACAATAAAAACATCCAAAAGACCAGAAAATGTTAATCTTTTAAAAACAATAAAGGAGCTTTTGGAGATATAAAACAGTAATGAATCCATTCAGAAGAATTAATTGGGAATATTTTGGTCCAGCAACAGCCATTTCTATGTTGATCTTTGGAACAATTTTCCTAGTTCTGATTGGTATGCCAATGCCAACATATCCAGATGGAAGTATTAACTATTCTGATAGGTCTAGTGTGATCTATATGCAAATGGCAATATATATGGCTGTATTCGGTAGCCCAATAATTGGTCTACTGTTTGGTAGGTTTTATAAAGGTGATTTGAAATGAAAGATGAGCTTGAAGTTTATAGTAATGGACTTGTTCATTGTTCCGTTTGCACAAATATTAAAGACCCAAGAAATATTGAGATGCAAACAAATATAAAGAATCCAACTGGGATAAGTTCTAGCTGGAAAATTGACAAAGAACCCAACTTTCATACAGGGCAAACAAACCCATGTCCGTGTGAAAACAAGCCAAACACCCACAAACACTACTTAATGGTGTGTTAAAAATGGACAGGATAACCAAGGATTTCCTTCTAGAGATTTACCTTCCTGCTCTTTCCTTTATATTATTCTGGGTTTTTCTTGTGTTATTTGGGGTTTATTTTAGTAGATGCTAAAAGCACAAACCTTTTATAGTAGATATGTATCCTTGTGTATGGTGAAAAAATGGGTATCTTTAGTTGGTTAAAGAGTAGGAAGCAAGTTAGTATCAATGAACAAGTTACTCGTATCAATGAAGCTAATAAACCCCAACCACAAGTCACCCTCACCGAAGAGGAACACCAATGGCTGAGAGACTGGTCAGAAAGACAGCACAATATAAAAATCAATAATTATCCAACATACGATGGAGATGCCTTTTACACAACCATCGAAAATGGTGTTACAGGTTATCATAGAAAGAGAAGGATATAAAAACACATCCACAAATCCACAAGCCTTTTATATAAGTTCATATCTACTATAAATTGAACTGAAATGTCTGAAGAATGGTTATTGGGAATGGCGGTGGTTCTCTTTGTAGTAGGTGAAATACTAATGTGGAAACCTGCAATAGACTCTCTGTCGAGAGCCTACGTTGAAGAGGCAGAACGAGCAGAACGTAATGAATGGAACTATGGTGATTCATGGAATGACACCTTTGGACTGCCAAGAGAACTGTGGTTGGCTAGGCTAGAGGCAGAAGCAAGTGGAATGTCTCATAAGAAATGGGTAGCCAAGTTAAAGAAGTTAAGAACAAAGCAAATGGTGAATTAAAATGGTAGATGATACTCTAATCAAGAAGTACAGGAGAATCTTCCAATCTGTATCAAACGACAAACAGTGGAAACTCCCAACAAAACCCATCACGGTGAGAAACCTGAAAGATGCAGAGTTTATGATGGAAGCAATTTCCTATTTCACTGGTGGTGCTGAATTGAAGGACAACAAAGATGGAACTTGGACAGTTGAAAGTCGTGGATACTTTCACTATATAGGTGCTTAAAATGGTCTGGAAACAGATAACCGAATTGTGGTGGGTAAACGATGATGGCGTGATGCTAAAAATACACCCAAAAACAGACAAAGGTATGAGAAGATACAACGAATTTTATCTTGAGTCTATATTCAACAAACGTGCAAATCTTCATTTTGCAACAACTGTTAATGCAAAGGAAAAGAAAAAAATATTAGATTTCATATTGATGGGGAAAAAAACACACCTTGTCGGTGTTGGTGATTGGAGTCGTGCTTTGAATGACCTGAATCAGCAGAGGAAACTTTACTTCGATTTTGAGGAAGAAAATCGTGGTTCATTTTACGGTATAAAGTATCAAAAGTGCTTTTAGGGGATGAATATGACAGAATAGGTGTTTAAAATAATGAAACTTGTTGATGTATATAAATTCATAATTCCATTTGTATTGATAGCTATAATAGTTGATAGCATAAAAACACCCTTATTAGTTATTGGTTTGTTCATATTTGTGGCTTCTCACGAATTGGGACACGCACTCACAGCATCTTGGTTTGGAGCATTTTGGGGGTTTACAATTCATAATGGCAACCCGACAACAATAATTAATCAATCTTTAATACCAAAAAATCTAATGCCAATAAATTACATATCTGGAATATTAGCTAATTTAATGTTTGCACCAATCATAATTCAATTATTTTCTATTCTTAACATTACTTTGGTTCAATATTTATTATTGGTTTTATTGCTTGGTTCTGGTGACATATACTGTATTTGCACCAGAAGTGTTTTTAGGTTAGATGATCAATAATGTCACAGAACTGGATATATAACAAAAAGAAAACCCAGATTTTAACAAAAATAGGTTTTCTTTTCCTTGAAAAGATGGGATGTCACGAAATCTCAACAGAGGTTCCTGTTTATTCATATTATTTTAGGGATTTTCAAAATCCAATAAAAAACGATGCACACTATCATATCGACATTCTTGGTATAGGGTGGGAATATCTGCCACCGAACAAAGAGACATACCAGACAAATAAGAGGGAAATACTTAGGGGTATAGAGGTCAAGATTTCAAAGTCTGACTTTAATAATGGATTTATTCACAATAGTTGCCACTATAACTATCTACTAATCCCGAAGGATTTGATTGAACCTGATCAGGTACACAAAAGCATTGGCATAATTGAAGTGGATTTGGATAATTTCAAGATAATACGTGACAAACCACCTTGGTATGGCTATCATATGGTTGGTGTCACAGTGACTAGACCACCACAAAGAGTTAAAATAAATGAGGATGAGCTAAGTGAGATGCACCTTAGAAGTGTGAAATCCGAGATGCTTGAAACACTAACCAATCAAACAAAAAGATGGATACTGGATGAGATTGGTTGGGAATATTTGCCAAAAAGGTCAGTTTCACAGGTATAATTATATCAAATATACTTCTGAAAAAGAAAGATTTATATATAGAAATCAATATCATATTATGACATAAGTTGAACTTTGCTGAACTGAAAGAGAAGGTAAAAGAGATTCTAAAGGAAGATGAAACAGACCCAGAAACAGAACCAGTAAAATATTCGTTTAGAGATTCATTTCAATATAATATGGTTGAAATGGTGGTTGGTTTAATGTTTATTATCCTTGCTATAGATGCATTTGAACCAGAAATATTTAATATGACTTTCAAGTTAAACACAGATGGTGGAATATCCATTATGCTTCTTTTTACATTGTGTCTTGTTGGTTATGTTCTTGTGAATGGTTCCCTGATGTTGGGTAGTTGGCTTATGAATATTGCAGAGAGGATCGGCAGAGGAATTTGGTATCGTGTGAATCCATCACAAACGGTTATAGATATACTTATGGTATTACTTATATTCGGTTTTATAATATATAAGATTTATAATCCATTTTCCCCAATTCCAGCACGTTGATGTTATATCATAACATTTAAATACTCTGGTATCTATAAATAAGTGATAACTATGGTTGAAAAAAGAAGCAAGTCTATTTCTATTTCAGATAGAAAAGCAACATTCACTACATTCCACATACAAACTAAGGATTTAAAAAAGGTATCTTCTGCGATAAGTAGGGTTAGACCATATGGTGCTAGATCACGTATGGCAAATGCTGAAAAGGTATATGTTAAAAAAGGAAAACGTGTTACTGAAATAAGTGTAAGCCCCCCCTCAATTGGATATGCAATTTCTATGAGAGATACAGCAGATGACACAAAAAAGTATATGGATGCACAAAGAGATTTACGCAAGAAGTTCATGGGTAAAGTATTTAGAATTATGAAAGATCATGATGCTACAGTTGTGGATTATGAAAAGGGCAAAAAGGTTGTTCCCGTTTCTGAATACTTAAAGTAATATAGATTTTTATATCATAACATTTAAATATTAGTATGCTATAATTATTACCGATAGTAATGACCAGTAGAGTTATATTCAAGATAAATAGGATGCCCCATCCACAGAAGGAACATCTTGTTAGTAGAATTCGGAACTTAGGCACAATTGTGTACTATGGTGACGATGTAATTGCCATAGACACCAGTTCTCCAAAGTCTGTGGTTCTCAATGTAAAGCCATATTTGAAGGATCATCACGTGACGTTTACATACAGAACCACAAAAGTAAGTAAGCCACATGTATACAGGTGTCCAAAGTGCAAGTCTCGTTTCACGGAATATTCGCCATCATACGAGAAGTATCTGTGTCGTAACTGTGGTGAGACATTCTATCCATATAGAAGGTAAATAAAATGGTACATAGTCATCATCATGGTGTTAGACACCCCAAAGCACACATAGCAGAACCAGAAAAGAAGGAAGAACCAGAAAAAGACGATTTTTGGGATGTTTCTTTCAAGCCCGACAACTGGGAATTCGGTAATACTAAGGCGATTCCAGATTTTGATAAAGCAACCGATTCCTTCAAGGAAAAGAAGTAACATTCTTATACTTAGGCAGAAACACTTTATATGATAGCCCGGATAGAGAATCACCATACCTCTTATCAACCAGTGTCTCAGAGAAGGGCTGTCATCTTTCTACCACAACTCTTATATACTATATGCACTATGTATCTGGTGCTATGTCAATAAACGAAGATTTGATACAGAGCTTACATAGTGTGTTCTGTGACGATTGGAGTTTTAGATACTATGGTAAATCAGCTATTTTTGTAAGAGACTATGGTATGGGTAAGGAAACCGTGAGAATAAAGAAACACAATGATGGTTTCTGGACAGCCAAGGTGAAGAATCTTGACAGGACAAAGGAGATTCATACCGTTGGAGGCATAAATGCACATCGACTTCTTTACTCGAATCCTAAAATGTTGAGTATAAAAGAGGCAGAGAAAATAAGGCTGAACTTCATAACAGAAACAGAACATATTGGTAATAATGAATTGCACACAGTTGGAAATATAGAATATGGTACAACTATAGAGAAAGAACTCTGTAATATAAGTGTTGGCACACACCCACACTATTATCTCACGGATTTTGTGATTCTGAAAACACGAGATGTCTCAAGTATAGTGCCATTCCTACTACTCAGATATGAGTTTTTTTGGGTGTAAATCTTTATTTCTTATATGCTTCTATTTTCTTCAAATTTTCATATAACAAATAGGAACATATAATAATTATTGAAATAAAAGCAATTGCACCAAGGCATCCTGTTTGTTGTGGTTGTAATGATAAAATACCTAATGAAATTAATATATCAAAAATCCAACCAAATATACCCACTGTTACAATACATGTAAAAAGACTTCCCGCATCATACCAGAGTTGTTCAATCTCTGTCCTCTCTTTTTTCGTGCATTTCACTCTCGATCAGGAAACTCTTTATTGAGTCTTGCGAGATATTTCTTTTTCTGTTCTAAGTCAAAATCCTTTCCAAAGGTTTTCATAAATTCTTTATTATTCATCTGTTCGGACTTGTGGCAACATCTTTTGTGTAGAATCAATCCTACGCCTGTTGCATTACATCTTGAGTCAGACCAGTGTTCACCAGAAACTACCATTTTACCGCAAAGTTCACACCTTGGGTATTTTGAATATTTCCCACCTTCTCTAACTTTCTGCCTTTCGATCTGTCTAGAAGTCAAACCAGCTTTGATATTTGTTGGGGTCATTTCTATCGAGTTATATAATATGTAAACTTACATATAAACTTTATGTATTAATTCAATCAACTTTCATTTTTTTCTCCAATGCTAATAATGCAATAGCCCAATCAACAAGATCACGAAGTTCGTGTAGTTCAGCCTCATCCATTGCATATAAACCATCCCCATTACCAGCAGAGATTGTTATCCCCCTGTCATTTTCATTATAGAAATCTGCATCCCTATAATCAGCAAGCGAAAAATGTTCAGTATCCTTATCAATCTTCATTTTATCACTCAACCCATAGCAGAGGCTTGAAGCCGTACTGCATAAAGCGTACAGGTGTGTAAAAAACCAAGTTTGGATGTTGCATAGCATATTTGTACATTTCTTTATCAGGAACATCCTCAGTGTCAGATTTGATTTCGTGGTTCTCGATACGGAAATTAATTCCCCACCTTTTCATAGCAAATTTAATGAATGATGTCTCGTTTTTGAAAGCACCAAAGTAGGTGTCGCTAAGTTGAAAATTATGAGTAAAAACACGCAACTCAGGATTTTTTTCGGGTTGCTTGATGTCAAGCGTAAGACCCAGAGCATCTTTGATCCTTGCTACATCACTGATGATATGGCTGTGCTTTTCGGTAACAACCACGTTACCAGTTATAGGCATTGTAAATATCTCATTTACAATATCATCCAGCAAATCATTTACTGGTTTCTCAGGCTTTCTATTCAACTTGATTTCACTTAAACCCATATGTATCAGGTTCCAAATATGTACTATAAAGTATATAAGGTTTTCGGTTTTGTAACCGAAATGTTTTTATATGATGTTGTTTTCTATATATAGGAAAGGTGAAAATTAGATGGAAATTTATTTAGTTATTGAAGTTGGATATGAGGGGATAGACAATATTCTCAGGGGATTTAGCAACCCTAAACAAGCCCTTCAATTCTATGAAGATGAAAGAAAAAGAATCCTAGAGAGTAAAGATGAAGAGTACTCGCTTATGGATAATGAAGATAATGAGATAATTCATCCGGGTAGAGGAAAATATTGGAGAGAAAAGAAAGCAGACCGACTTTGTATCCAGAAAGTAACTGATACTGAGTCAGCAAAGTGTGTTTGTAGAGAGTTGGGGCTTCCTGAAAAAAATGAGATGATTCTATATTGACTCTCAGCTTATTTGAAAAAATAGAAGCGGTGTGCATACCAACTACTTTGATATGTTTCTTGATAATTTATGTGGCAAATTTGGGTTGGAATGGTAAAACTCTATTGGGTGCTATTTTAATGATAGTGGGAAGTATAGCAATGTCATTAGGGTTAGCTTTGTTTGCAATATTTGTGGCAGATGTGTTTGATGGATCAATTTAACTTTGAGTAGAACCGAAAGGCTTTTAAGTAACGTTCAAGTGTTATTGTTTGAAACAACATGTCTGGTGGAACCATAAATGCTACTTAAAGAAAATGAAAACTGGCAAGTTAGATGCCCAAAAACAAAAAAATTAAAATATGTCATAGATTGTTCCTCATGTAATTCACAGGATGGTCAATCTATGGATAATGGTATATTCTATCTATGGTGTAGTGGCACTAAAGGTGAAAAATGATGCCAGTTGATCCAAGATTCAAGTCTGATGCTGATGAGGATTATGACAATTACGTAAGAAATAAACGTGATCCAGACACTATTAATAAACGAATAGATGAATTGGAAGAACGTTTGAAGAGAATCGAAGAAACCTTGAAGGTGAAAAAATGAATCTTTATGATATAGATAACCAAATAGAATATGCAAAAACTAAACTTCGTGACAATCCTTCTGACTTCAAACAGGGATATCTCAAGGCTCTACAAGATATGAGAGAACTAATTAAAAATGAACAAAGGTGATATAATGAGTGAAATAAAAGTAATGGTAAAACCTGTCTTTGAAGTAATATCTGATGGCTGTTTCGATGAGAAAGAGTCCATGAGTGAGAGAGTATCGGTAGAACACTGTTATAGTTGTGGTAGCCCCCTGATGTATATTCGGAAAGAAAAAGACTATGAGGAAAAAAAAGGACAGTCAGATTATACTTGGTATTGTGCGGTATGCGGTTCCTGTCAGGGAGGTATAATGATTGATTGTAATAAAGGAGAATCTTAAAAATGTCTAAACGAACCGAAAAGAAATTATATCGCTGTCCTACCTGTGGTGATGTCTTAACTGAAACAGAATATGAGGCATCGTTCTTAGCAGGTGGAAATGGTTATTGCCTTTGTCAATTTTCTGCGGTAGATGAAAAGGGAGAAAATTGGTTTCCTAGAATGATGACTGAATATGATGTATACATTCTTCAAGAAGATACGAAAGGCGAAAAGGTGAGAAGATGAAAGGATATTGTCATAAATGTGGTTCAAAAATACATACCTGTGAAAATATTGGTACAGGCGAAAGATTCTCTTTATGCCCTAATTGCAATAATATTGTCCATTTTCCTAGACGTAAAAAGAAAATCTCAGAAATGACCAAACAAGTGACGTTGGCAGACTTTGAGGTTAGATATCAGAACCTTAGAAGAGACTATCCAAACAATCCAATGTGTTCTGTTGAAGGATGCCCCAATCCTGTAGATGTCACAGAGGGACTTGGTATAGATACAACCTGTGCATATCACCGTTTGTTGTTCGACTTCTGGTTCTTTGAGGTTATAGATAACGATGAGCTTTTGACAGATCAGGTAAAGAGAAGAAAAGCCTTCAAGAAATGGATCGATAAAACAGGTAAGAAAGCATGTGATAAACTCGTTTTAGGTATGGCTAAGGAGAAAATTAATTGGATGTGTTAATTATGGTTGAGAAATTAAGTGTGAGAGCCATACGTTTCTTCGACAAGTGTTGTTCGGGTAATTACAATTCAAACGATGCTAGTGAGATACTTGGAGATATTAAGGCACTCGAAACCGTTGTTGATAATGTGCAAAAACTTCCAGAGAAGTGGCGTGATAAAAGAACTCATGATCAACTCATGTATGATGAGACACCAGAAAATTATACTCTAACACATTGTGCTGATGAACTTGAAGAAACAGCCAAGGTGAAAAAAAATGGATTTTATAGATGAGGCAAGTAAATCAGGAAAACCATGTGCAATGGTAGCCAACAAAGAGGGTAAACTTTACTGTAAAACACACGAACAGAGTCTACTTTACGTTTATATTAGAAACGGAAAACTTGGTTGCCGATGTCAGGTTGGTGAAGATATGACACCCAAATCAAAACTGGTTATGTTGGTGTATTGATTGATGGCAGAAGATAAAAAGGATGAATTCAAATTCTACACCGCTAACTGTAGCTGGAAATTTGATAATTCTATATTTCCATGTGAATGTAATCCTTGGCACGAATGGTACTTTGGGCATGGTAAATACCCAGATTGTCAAAAGTGTAAAGAAGCTATAGAACATGGTATAGTTCCAAAACCAGAGGAAGTGGAAGAATGAATAAACGACTAAATGAACTTAATAGGATAGCTAGACTTAACAAAAGAGCAGATTCTTCATTTGGGGTTTCTCCTATTAGGGAAGGCACAACAGTAATGGTATTCAAAAAAGTGGATGAGGAAAAATCAAAATGACTAAACGAAAATCACCAGATTGTGATGGATGTAATTTCAACCTTGATAATATTTCCTGTACCAATGGTCTAGTTGCAACCAGAGTCAGCCCCAATTCACCACAGGAAGAAGGTAGACATGGATTCACTATTTTTAAGGGTTGGACTACTAATAGATGTCATTTTAAGCCACCCGAAACAGATTATGATCATGCCAATATAGGAACCTGTGAAAACTGCCATAAGGAAAATGTGAAGGTTCGCAAGATAGAAGCCTATGGTATGTTTGGTAGTGCCAATCGTGGCTTCTATAATATCTGTTTTGAATGTTTCAAGCCCAGAGTTAAATTCAGGGGAAGAGATGGGAGAACTTATGAATCTCCTGTTGATGCTGTGGTGGAAAAGTAATATGCCTGAAATAAATATAGAAAAGAAGCCACTTGATAAACGTCTATATAATGGGTTTGGTGTTTGTAAACTCAAAAAACACGAAATTCCAGTAACACCATATATGAAACAACTTGATGTAATCGCAGAAAATCAAGAAAAGTTGTGGGATGAGTTTGAACAAATATTAGATGATTTCTTAGAGAAAGATTATAGACTATGGAAGGAACACAGCGACCTAAGACCATTTTACAATGAAATAAATGCAAAATATCCACCAAGGAATAATATTAGTCTTTTTCCAATCCATAAACCACGTAAAGAGAGGAAGATTGATACAAAAATGATCGGTAAATATCCGTGCCCAAAATGTGGCTCAAATGATTGGGAACCTGTACTCTGGTCTGATGAACCATACGATGAATGTAAGGTTTGTGGCTACCATTTCACATTTAGAGATGTGCCAAAATCTGATGGAGATGTTTGAAGAATGATTGATGAAACACTCTGCGAGAACTGTATTGAAAGAGCATATGATAGGTATGATGAGTTATCAGGTCGTTGTTTTTGTCTCAAACACCAAAGGCTTGTCAGCCTACGTGGTTGGTGTGATGATTATTCACCAGCCAGAAAGGATAAGCAGGATGATTCAAAATGAAACGAGATATGGTAACAGAACAAATAGTAGAACCATGTAAAGGTTGTCCAATATTCCCGACCTTTTCATGGAAGATTTGCCTTCAGTGCCGAAGAGAGAATAGAAAGGATGAACAGCTTGTTATTGTTCTTCCAAAAGGTTTACTCAAAGGATGGGGGGCAGAAGAAACAATGGGTCTAGAAATTCCCACACCACATTGGGAAGAACCCCCAAGTGATAAACAATTAATCAAGTATCTTAATCGAAGGGTTCAGAACTTAGAGAACAACCTAAGATGGTATAAGAGAGGCTTCAATCGTAGAGGTCGTGTTATTAGGAAATTAAAAAAGAAAGAAGAACATTTAAGTTTTCTTGAATGGGCTATGATTCAGGGATGGTGTTAATTAAATGTGTCAAAAACATAGTACCGTTATTTTTAATGATATTAGGATTGATCCATGTATGAAAGAAAGATTAGCAACATTATGGGCATTAAGAATACCCACCCTTGCACACTGCTGTGGACATGGAAAATATCCTGAAACAATTGTTGTTGATTCACCTAGTGGTGCTTATGAATTAAATACAGGAGTTAAGATTCCACGAAAAAGAAGATTCTACCGAAAAGATGCTGAGGGATTTTATTATATCCCAGAAGTATGTTCGGCAAAATAGACCGAAAGGCTTTTAAGCTACACCGTTTTCTATACCTTGTTGATTAGTCTTGCACAGAGCCTTGTGTTGTAGAAAGAAATTTGATACTAATGGTTACATAACTGTTAATATTGATTATAATGAAGGCATGTGTTCGGATAAGAAGGGCTGTACAGTAATATGTGGTTTTAAGGAGAATATAGAAAAATGAATAATGATACATTAAGGTTATTATTCACGTTAGATGTAGCTAGTTTATATATAGGAGTAGCTATTTTAATAATGACCAAATTGATTGTGCAGATAGTAATTATTGAGGTTATTCTTATTATTTTATTAATGTATCTTAGTTCAAAAATAGGCGAAATTAAGGAGGATGTGAAAAATGAGGGCTGATGAAATAACAAAATCTGATTATATATTCTTGTTTACTCTTATGTTTGGTGTGTTCTTATTTTCACTTCTATTTAGTGAAATATTTGGTACTGTGTTTGCTAAAGCCCAATATGATGTAATAGATAGTAGTTCACTTTTTATGGCATTTACTATGTCTGGTATATGTCTCGTTTCGTGGGTATGGTTTATGAAGGATGAATAAAAATGACAGATCATGAAATAGCGGAAAAAGCTAGAAAAATTGGCTCTATTGAATGGGTAATTCTTGAATCTGGGATTATGGAATTAAGAACATCACAAGAGATTATAGACGATCTTTTAATCAAGTTTAATGCTCTCCGTGATGCCGTTCTTTCAGAATTAGAAGATGTGAAAAAATGAGTAAAAACTTTTGGTTGGTGTTTTATTCATTCATGTCCATAACAGGTTTGGTTGATATTGTGATAGGATTATCTGTTGGAAATCTCGTTGATTTTACCATTGGTACTGCCATTTATTTCTTGAACTTTTATTGGCTTTATAAAGAGTATGTGAAATTTCCAGAGGTTGTTAAAAAATGAATGATATGGGAACAGTAGCAATGCGAAGATACTCTAAATGGCTACATCGTGGTCCATTTAGCTCAGATGAGGAAATGTGGAATGATTTCAACAGAAACCACACCGAAGAACAAAAGAATATGTTTTATAACACGTGGGTGTATAACCTAGCAGATGAGTTGTGGGAAGAGAATAAAAAGCTCAAAGCACAATTAGAAACCACAAAGGAGATGGAAAAATGAGTAAAAAAGTAACAAACGATGTTTACTTATTACGTTTCATCTATGATCATTATAAGTACAATTTCATAGCAACCAGTGATTTACAGAAAGATATTGGTTGGGACACAAAAAAATTACTCTATGCGTTGAATAGCCTAAGAAGTTGGGGTTTTACAGGAGATCAATCAATAGGAAAACTTAGAGATAAAAAGGGTTGGGCTGGAACTGGAATCTGTCTCGATGAGAAATACGCTACAGAATATTTCATGGAACACAATATTCCAAAACTATCAGAGATGGTTACAACATGAATGAATATAAACTTATTTATAAAATATGTAGTTCGATATTTGTAATATTTGCAGGGTTGTCTCTTGTAACAGCTTGGATTTTTGCTGAGATTCAAACTATTTATTCTCAGAATTACGGAACTTTATTTGATCCAAGTCTAACTTGGAAACTTAACCTATATTGGGCACTTGTTCCAAATTGGTGGTTAATTGGTATATTCACTATAAGTAGTGGTATAGTTTTCTTTTTCTTATTGATTCACAAGCCAAGTGTAGATAGGATGATACAGAAATGACTGAAAGAGAAGATGTTTGTGAAGGCATTGCCACTTACTGTTTGGCAAAAGGTGATTTGGTTGTACCTTCAGAGGATTGTCCCAAATGTAATTACTGTAAAACGGATAAGCAAAAATGGAGAAATTATATTAAATCAAAAAAGTAGGTGAATGAAATGGATAGAAATAAAAAAATCGAGAGATTAAAGATGTTTGGGGAGTTTGTTACAATAATTGCTGTTATTGTTATAATTGTTTTTATTGGTTTCAATTATCTTATGTCTTACCAAGCAAATAGACCACTTTACACAGTCAATGTAACTGTACCAGTACCTGACGGAAAATTCACTTATTATACTGTTTCTGGTCAATTAAATGAAAAGTTCATATATTATAATTCTTCAGACACACATTTTATAGGCGTAGGATTTCTAATCTTCACACCTTTTGCTGATAATGGTGGGCAATCTATGGAAAAGACTGTTTATTTACATTATACCATTTACTTAGAAGTTTCTCCAAACACATTCCAAAAAACTACTCAGGATAAGACATTTATTGTGATGGGTTTGAAATGACTGATAAATGTATTCTGTGTGATGTCGAACTTGATACAATAATTCTCACTGAGGTAGGTACTGGTCCTTTGTGTGCGGATTGTTTCAGTATTTACCGATGGGATAAGCCTGAGTTTTGGCGTAGATTAAAGGAGAAGTCGGGTGCTGTTTTTTTAGGAAAAATGATTCCATTTGATACGGAAAATCGTCCATCTGTTCTTGATAAATGTGTAAGGTGTGGACATTTGTATTTATATCATAACTTAGCTTGTTCTAAGTGTGATTGTAAAGAGTTTATGGTTTGGGTAAAAGGGTAATATAAAATGTACTCAGATAGAGAAATAAGTCTAGAGGACTTTGAGAAACAAATGCTAGATGCTGGATGGCAAAAGAAGGTATTGAAGAAAGATAGTTCTTGGAAATATTTTTATCGAACATATATTAAAACAGGAAAAATGATCTATAGTCCCAAATTTCATGGTTCAGCCCCAAATGTTTTTTGGGTAAAACAATTATCTGTAAGGGAGGTTAAAAAATGAATATTATCGGTAAAATACTCTCACGATTTAAGAAAAAAGAGCCATATCATTATGAAGACTCACCTCTAGACGCTTATGCTAGAATGGTACATTGGACAGGTGAATCTTGGGAACATTATTGGGGAATAGAAGAGAAAAAAAAGTAACCGAAATGCTTTTAAGTACCTTTGTATTTACATAGTGTTGATTTAACTTGACTGAAGAGGCAAAGATTGTTCTAGCGGTAAGCGGAATTATTGCAATTTTAGTAATACTATTTTCGGTTGTGGTTGTCACTCTTGCGCCAGCAATCTTAATTATATTTGGAATGTGGGATACCTTTGCATACTGGTATCCGATTGCTATGTTGGTTGGTCGTTTCTTCTGTGTCTTTGGTTTCATCGTAGGTATTGTATATACTTTCCTTGGAAAGATGGTATATCTGGTTTCTGGTGTTATCGATCTGATTATGGCTATTTGGGGTATACCCGTTCTTCAAACAGCCGTGATGAGTCTTGGTTACACACAGCTTTCTGGAATGGATTTACAGAGAACCATCCTGACGATTATTCTGATTGAAAGTATCATGGTTTCTGGTTCCCTTATAGCAAAAAAGAGTGAGTGAAGTTAAAAATGGATAGAACAACAAACGATTATGAAATGTTGAAGGATAAGTTTGTTACTTATTGGGCACAGAACCATCTCGAAACTGCTGATGGAACAACACTTTCCAAGGCTTTCCTAGCCTATGTCAAGGGGTTTGTGGATGGTCTTGAATATTTAGATGAAATAAAACAAAGCAAGAAAATAAAATGATAGGTGAACTGAAGAAAATGATAGAAACATATTGGTTTGTGTGTCAGGATTGTGGATTTAAAGGTAATTCCAGAGATTTTACTAAAATTGACAATACTAAGGATGATTTTAGTGTCGATTTTAGTTGTCCTAAATGTAAATCAGCCAATGTAAAGAAACGTATTGGTATGATAGACGATACAAAAGAAGTCAAAATGATCTGGTATGGTAATGCTGGGCATTTCTGTGGATGTAGAAAATGTGAATTCCACCTCTGTACTGAGGTGGGTAAGTATTTAATTTCAACCGTTGGTGAATATAGACCAGATGGTATAAATATGCCAATGGAATCTCTCAGCACCACACCAAACATGTTCTATGAAACTATGGTTTTTGAATTAAGTGGTTCTCGATGCAAATGTGGTTGTGGTCTACCTGATGTTCATTTGTCAGCATTAGAAACAGATAGATATGAAACACCAAAAGAAGCCAATGAAAAGCACCTAGAATATTGTAAAAAATATGCGGAGAAGGTTAAAAATGAGTTACCATAAAGACCCAGAAGTAAACAAAGCCATAATTCGGCTGTTAGACACACTCTGTAGTTGGGAGAGGAACACAGGAAGGCGTTCAACGTTATTGTTAATTCCTCATAATGATGATGAGGAAATGATAATGGCTCAGGATGGTAAACCAGTAGATTCCTATATGATTACACCTGAACATCTACTAGAAATAGCGGAATTGGAACGTGAGAATTCATCTTGAGTGTTGAAGATATAATCTCAAAATTCCCACCAGAGGCTATAAAACTAGCCGCTAAGAAGATTGAGACAGAGGAAAAGATAAAGAAAATTCTCAAGGATTCAAGGTGGAAAGATACACCTGTTTTGCTAGATGAAACAACATTCATATTACCTTTACTAGACTATGAACGCAGACCACTAGCCGTGACTCTACATTCATATGGACTTTGGATAGAGCCAATCTACACAGCATATAATGGTGGAAAACCAGACAAAGACTTTGCCCTTCATATTGATGAGGAAGATGATGGTCTTTACATTCACATTGAAGATGCTCTTTCAATGACTCTATCGGGTAGTTATGAGACAGGCTTTAAATTGTTGATAACGGAGTGTAACAAAAAGACAAAAGTTTTTGATACATCCCCCAAGTATAGAGATTAACCGAAAGGCTTTTAAGTGACATTATACCTTTATACACCGTTCAAAAATGACAGGTTCCATTGGTTTTTACAGTCGTGATGAAAAATATGGTTGGTTAAGTAACTTCCACCGATGTATGGAAACCATAGATGATAAAAAATACATAACCAATGAACATTATTATCAGTCGATGAAATCAATCAACCCAGAAAAAGCAGAGTTGATTCGACAGTTACCAACGCCATACATGGCTCTGAAAATGGGTCGATCTTTACCAAAGGGAGAACTTAGAGAGAATTGGGATGATCCAACAAACCCACAGAAACTTGTCTACATGGAACGTGGACTTAGAGCAAAATTCTTTGATCCAAACCTTAGACAAAAACTCCTAGCCACAGGCGATGCATATCTCTATGAAAACTCACCCACCGATTCTTACTGGGGTGGTGCTTTACCAAATAGTGCAAACCACCTTGGAAATTTGATAATGAAAATTAGAAATGATATAAGATATGACATGTGCAGGGATTGTTCCTCTGCACCAAGGTCTAGTATTCGTGATCCTGAGTATTGTGGTGGTTGTTTTATCTATGAGACAACACCAGACAGTGAGAAAATGGTGAATATTGAGAATGTCTGGAAAAACGCTTGAAAAGTTACCTGAGAAAGTGAAGGGTACAACAGCAGGTGAACTTGGTGCTACGTGGGTGAAGCCATCATATGTTGTTGGTGAAGGGTATCCAAAAGGTATAGTGTGGATAGATAAAAACGATAAGAATGATTCAACTATAATGATAGTCAATACAGGAGATAATGAATATCAATTACATGTTAGACACGTACTAAATAATGTGTACACAAAATGGGAACATGTAACATCTTTCCATGATTATGAGTTAGAAGAGTTAGCAATATCCATATTAGAAGGTGCAGTTAAAGACGATATAATAATAAGTAAAGTGATGAATAAGGAGTGGCAACGATGATTATATTATACTGTAAAGTTCCAAAAGAATGTAAATTTATGACCAATGGTGATATATGTAATTACTCCCATTCCTGTGAACGTCAAGCCACAGACTTTGAATTAAAATGGTACAAAGAACATTTATCTGAGAAAAAAACACCATAGGATGAACCGAAACCTTTTTAAGTATCTTCTATCTTCTTTATAATGAACAAAAAATGAAGATAAATATACAGAAAGCACTTGGAATTATTACAATACTCATTGGTGTTGTTTTAGGAAGTATGTATATATTTAACACAGTACAAACAGGCTCTATGGAACTTGCTGGTATGGGCAAGTGGACGGGTGTTTTTGTCGTACAAGTTATGTCGTGTTTCTTCCTTGGTTATATGCAATATTCAATTGCAGATTTGTAACCGAAACCCTTTTAAATGATCATATATTTACATATTATAAAATGGCAAAGCGTAGGGTAAAATGTGAGTTTTGTGGTTTTGTATGGGATACACAATCACCATTTGATAAATTTATGTGTCCCAACCCAGCTTGCTGTAAACAGACAAAGTTAATATTGGTAAAAGATGATAAAAATGTTTAGACCGACCAAGTATATTTGTATAAATTGCAAAAAAGAGTGGATGAACTACCTACCAAAAGAAACACCAAACGAATGTTTTTTTGGACACCAGCATACGTTTGTAAGAGAAAGGGATTTGATTAAACGTAGGGGTTTTAGTGAATATCGAACAGAGCAATTAATACCACATAAAGAAGATCAATCCAACGAACTTCGTGAAACCAAGGAAAAGTTACAGATTTGTGAACAAGAATTGAAAGAGGCAAATTCTGATCTTGATAAATGGGATGCCTTTGCAGATAGGGCAGAAAAGGTATTAAAATCTATTTAAGAACTTAAATAGACCGAAAGGCTTTTAAGTACCTTTGTGTTTCTATAGTCTGATACTATAAAATGCCAAAACCACCACATGTTTATAGAGATATGTTTGATGAAATAGAGGATGAAAAGCCTTGGACATGCCCTAAATGTCAACATGTAAATAAGGTAAATACTGATATGTGTGAAAAATGTAATAGCTTTAGACCTGTGAAAATCACACTGGCTGGTTGGCATGATTCAGAGGGGAGAGTATATTAAAATGGCTGATCTTGAATCAATTTGTATGTTATCCGATAGTCCAATATTCTGGAAGAAACACCCAAATTACCGTGAACCGTTAGAAGTACTTGCAGATAATGAAATACTGGAACGTGTTGATTATATGGAAGTTTTAGATAAATCACACAAAACCAAATTAGTCAAGGAACCTGATATTTATGAGGCAAGTTATAGATATAAACTTGTGAAAGGCTATAAAGTTAAATATAATAATCATCTTTCATTTGTGAATGACCTATCGGCAGATAAACTAGAAATGGCTTTGAAAAAGGCAAATATAAACTACAATCGTAAAGATGATTATCTTTCAATAGAAGAATCGTGGGACCAAATCGAATCCAGTAGTTATATGCACATACGAATAATAAAGTAACCGAAACACTTATAAACAACATCGTCATATTGAGCCTGTGATAGCTATGCCTGTGGAATACGTTGAATCAGATGTTAAAGAATTCATAAAACGCCTTCCAGACTTAACAGTAAGTCCACCAACCGTACATCTTGCAATGCTCTGTGTCAGGTCAAAAAAGGTCAAGGAATTGCTTGGCTACAAACTTAGCGATCTTGTAGTTGAACGGGACATAATTCGTGCTATAATGACCAACCCAGATACTGTTGGCGAACAGGATGAATTCAACTATGGAGAGATCAGAGCCACATGGCGTGACAGGTACTTCACAAAAATTCACAACTTAGCGATTCTACAACATTACGGCTTCTATGATGTAAAGACAGAAAAGAAGTCAATTCCAAGGATGCCAAAAGAGGCTATGGGCATACTAGCTACACTTAGCCCAAGAAGTGTATATCAGGCTGTTGCACAGCTTATGAAGGATAATGTCACTCATATGCTCTCACGTGACCAAAGTTCAGATATAGCCCTTGGAATGGAGAATTCCCGTTTCTTTGGTGATTTGCACAAGAACAAGGCTAAGGGAACACACTTCTGTACCGTTGATGTTGATACACTTGACCCAACTATCGCTAAGGATGTTATGGATCATACTTCCTCTTATAAAAAGTTCATGGTCACGGAAACGTCAGGTGGGTTTCATATCATTCTGGACTTATGCAAATCTGAGGATGCCACAAATTGGCACGGACAGAATGGTGGTCAACAACAATTGGGACTCAAATATCCACCAATAATGGTCGATGGAAAACCCAAGGCTGTGATAGAATTTCAAACAGACTCGCAGGAGCCTATCGCCGGGAGCCTCTACTGTCGCAAGGGTGGTGAACATCACTTCGTTAGGATCGTGGAGTGATAACAATGTCTCAAGATATGTTAAAAAGAAATAGTGAAATATTAGCACTTGTGATTGAAATTCGTGAATTGAAACGTGAAGCTAAACTCATACCAGATTTAAAACACTTCCCAACTTTATTGTGGGCTATGGCTGTTGATATTACAACTATACATTCTGTACGTTGGGCAAGAGATGAAGTACCAAATTCTATGGTCTACAAACAATACCACTATATAGCACCAAATACAACAATATCAATCAAACTTAGAGAAATACATGATAAAATGAATGAATTGTTTGACAATGTTCCAGATCGGTACACAGCACGACTTTTCGTGATGCAATATCTCACCGATCCAGATATTGATAGTGAAGTATTGTATGACAATTTATTCCACATTGAAGATGCAAGTTTTAGACTAATAAGTGGGCAGTGGTTGACATAAAATGGATTTAGAAACCGCTAAAAAATTACAATTCAACGACAAAATATTAATTAAGTATCCGAACACAACTATATTAGGTAGGTTCTTCGAATTGTCAAGAAATGGTTACATATATTATACAGCCCCTTGGACACCACCAAACCAGAAGGCACATAGGTCAATCGTAGAGCTACATTTTGATACAATGGCTAGATTGAAGAGAGAAGAGGGTGAAGTTGATTGACAACCGGATGTTCTTATTTTATCGTCTTTTTATTGTGGGGGATGCTTGGGACAGTTTTCATTGGTTGGACATGGTTATATTGCTATCAATCATTTAGAGATTATTTAAAAGATAAAAATAAAGAACATAGATTGTTTGAACTTTTGATATGTTTGGCGTGGTATGGTACAGGTTGCTTATTTTTATTTTGCTTGGGAAGTATGATGTTTATTGGGATGTATCGGTAAAGAGGTGAGAAAATAAATGGGTGAAAAAGGAGAACCTAAAGAGATAACACCAGAGAGTATAGAAGAGAGAAAGTCTGGTGTTTCAAAGAAAGAGAGACAAGTGTTAAGCAGAAATGCTAAACCAAAGCCACATACCAAGAAAGAAATGAAAGAAAGGCGTATGAAAAAAAGACTCAAGGAAGAGGAACAACAAAGATGAGTGTAATAGCATATGTTTTATTTGGAAAAATAAGAAAAAAGCCATGTAATATTGCTTACAGTGATTTGTGTGGTATGTATTGTGCCACAGCAGATCATAAGCAACACAAATGTTATTATGGAAAAGTACATCATGTAAAATGTTTGAGGAATCGTTGAACCAAAAAATTTAAATACTACCTACGTGGATAGGTATGATGGTAAGCATAAATGACCATAAAAGATTCTGGTAAGTATGTCCATCTTGGGCACAGTTACGACAAGGATTGGTGCTTTATAGAGGATGATAAGGAACTTCAAGAATGGCTCAAGGATGGTAGCTTGGCTGAAGATGATATTATTGTTGAAGTTAAAGCAATCTACAAGATCAAGAAGAACGTAACTATGTCTCTTGAACTGGACCAACAAAGTGATCTAAGATGAAATACAAAGAAGTTCTAGAAAAACTCAAACAAGGCTGGTGGCTTACAAAATATAGAGGACTCTATGGCAGACCACCAAGATGGCAATTATTCAATCCAAAAGCACCACCAGAATGGAAACAAGCCGACCAAAAAATATTGACGTATGGTGTTGTTTACCATCAGACAGGAGAAAAAATAGTACTGCTCGAAAACATAAAGGAGATAAAGCACTTCCCAGCATTAACATATGCTTGGGTTGAGAAAGTAAATGGTGAAACGAAATGAAGTATTCTGATTTGGTTGTTTTATCCAACCGTAGCACACTCAACAAGATTGGTAAAGATGGCAAAATCATTCCACACGACAAGTATGATATTAGTCGTGTCGAATATATCTCTCAAGGATTGGAGATAGATTTAAAGAAAAAGTTATATAAAACAATATTTGGTGCAGATTCCAGAGGCACTTACATCCAAAATGGGTTTATCATAAGGAATGGTTGGTATCAGATTGGGACAATAATAATTCCTGATTATGGGCTTAATGGTTATGGTGATGGTCTGCTTGGAGTCTATGACCGTACCAATTTTAAACATCTGTATAGTATGGTATATGACGTTGTAGAAGCAAATACAGATTGGTCAAATGCGGATTGATGAAAAATGGAAGATGAAAAAATAATTAGAATAAATGGTAAACTATTCACACTCGACTCAATATTTTTTAACCACGACCCAGATGTTATAATTACAACAGATAATGATGAGGTTAATAAAAATCTCTTCACAAATGCAACACTGTGTATCACATATGTTTCGGATGAAATCAGCGATTATCTAGTTAATGGAAAATTTATAGAAGTTAGGAGAAAGAAAAAGTGATGAAAAATGGACAAAACAAGATATAGAAAGCTGTTGGCATATGCTTCCGTCTGTTTCAAGCATATGACAAATCCCTTTGAGACTATGCACCTTTCCAAGATGAATGTCACCTTGGATGAGTGCAGTGATCTAAGTGAAGTAATAGCCGATGAACTAGCTGGTATGGTATTCGACCAAGACTTGGTTGAAGCCGAAAAGATATTTCAGGAAACTCAAGGGTGAATGATATGAGTGACATTGAAGAGAGAGTAAGAATCCTACCGAAATTCACTGATAAGAAAGTCACTATGCTAGAATATGAGGGCGAATATGTAGAGTTACCACCAAAAATTGGTAAAGCACTTACAAAAGAGCTAGAGGTAAAGAGGAAGGATAAGGATGATGAATACTATACCCTGCATCATATGAAAGAAGGTTTAGATGCAATGCGTTGGACTCTAGCACGACTTCATCCTGAAATGTTTGGTACAGAGAAGGCTGTTAAAGAACTATACAAGTGGAAACCAGAGGAATTCCAAGCTGGTGTGAACTTCAAGGAGAGTGGTTATTACAGTGATGGTGATGAGGATGCACCCTTTTTCAGCGAAAAGTTCTTATATAATCTACTAGGCAAAGACGATGCAAGATCACTTCTGGGTATGTTAGATAGGGCACTTGGCACAAGGGGAAGGGTTTAATTTGAAATGCAACATACTAAAATCAAAATTCTATGGGCAATGGTGTAATAAGAGACAATGTGTTTTACATCCCTGTTCTCAATTGATTTCTGCACACAAACAAAGGTTGGGTGATGTTGTATTAAAGAAAGTATAGAGACTAAGGAGAATATATTCTATCCAGTATATAGATGCCCAAAATGTGGATATAAATCAAGTGTTACAAACATTTGTAGAAAATGTGGTAGGAGTATGTATGCCACAGGCGAATGTGATCGTTTTGATAAATTGACAGAACAAGTTATAAAGAGAAAATTAGAAAAGACAGATATTCATTATGATTTTGCTATTAGTCATAGTGAAATCACATCTGCTAGTGACATGGCTGAAGGTAGAAAGATACCTAAATGGGCTTGGTTTGGGGATAAAGACCAAAACCCTTAAATACTCTGATATATCCCTATCTTCCGACAGTTATGAACCTATCTGATATCGAAAAGAATTGGGAAGTTTCCAAGATTTTAGTTACCGAAAATGCACAACCCAACTATCTTGCATACAAACTTGGTGCTTGGGGAATTTATGTTAGTAAAATGAAGCCAATCGTTACAGATATAAAAAGGAGTGCTTATCAACTTCCGATGCTCGTTGAGGTTCGTTCAAAGGAAAAGGTAGATGTACAGGCGTTCATTCTAGGTGAGAGACAATTCAAGGCATATAGAGTGTTCAAGCATGGTGAGGACTTTTACAAGATGGAAGATTGCATAGGACTCATAGCCAACACCATGAAAAGTATGTTACACCATTTTAAAGAGCCAACAATCTTCTATATAGATTGTAAGTCTGTGGGTCTACGCAAGGCGTTCTATGAGATGGGTGAAAGAATTAACATGGAAGATCAAACAGGACACATATTTGACTTTGAGACTTATGATTATAAGCTGATTATCAAAAAGTATGATACCTATATTGGTGAGAACAACCCGTTCTACACAGGTTCCCAAATATTCACAGTTATAACTGGTAAAGATATGCAGAATACTTGGAATCAAGAAGAGTAGTTCCAATGAGAAATGTTGCAATTGTTGGATCAGAAGGTGGTGAGTGGACACCGAATCAGAGAACAAAAGCTGTAAAAAAGATCAGAGAAATTCTTATTGATGAAACACCAAGAAAAATTGATCCTACTGGATATGATGGTGAATATAAGGATAGGACAGATATAACTCTAGTTTCTGGTGGCTGTGGTGGTGCAACTTCTGAAAATGAAAAAATCAAATTCTGTGGTGGGATAGATGAATGGGCAGAAATTATAGCTGATAGTTTAGGAATTCCTAAAGATATAAAATATCCAGAAATTAACCAGTTTGAAGATGTTGAGAAACCAACAATGTTGAGTAAAATATACCCAGATGAAACGTGTCACTATAATACTAAAAAAATGAAGGGATATAAGTCTAGAAACATAGAGGTAGCAGAAATGTGTGATGTTCTTTATTGCCTCGACCCAAAAGGAAGAAAATGGTCTGGGGGAATGTGGGCAATGAACTATGCTAAAAATATAGGTAAAGAGACACATCACATCATTATTGAGTAAATTTTTTAATATCCATTTTCTCTGTGGTTTAGGTAGAGTACACCGATTATAGCCCCAGCACCCAATACTAGAGAGGCATATACTAAGGTTAAGTCTGCATTTTCACCCGTAGCCCCTGTAGCACCTGTGTCACCCTTTGCTCCTATTGAACCTGTTGTGCCTGTGTCACCTTTTGGTCCTTGTAAACCCGTAGCACCCGTTTCACCAATAGGACCAGTTTTACCTATTGTTCCTGTAGTTCCTGTAACACCTATTGGTCCAACAGGTCCAGTTGTACCAGTAGCACCTTTGGCTCCGGTGGCTCCTGTTGCACCTCTAGCACCTGTAGCACCAGTTCTACCTATTAATCCTCTAATGTTTGCTGTGAAAACCCATGAACCAGATATTTTCTCATAAACAGTTGAATTTCCTGTATAGAGGCAGAAATCACCATTTACACCTGTTGAATTTACATTTGGTATTGTAGCACTACTATACCATGTTGATCCATTTGTACCGTTAGAACCTGTAACACCTTTTAGAATAGGCACGGTGAAGTTTGCTGAAGTTGTATCAGAAGTGAGGGCAGTATCTACAGCAGTAATTGTAAAGTTCCCACCCATTTGATCTAGAGCAGTGACCATGCATACAAAACCACCCAGAGAGTCAGAGGTGATGTTATATGGAATTGTAACCATCTGTGTTGTGTTCCAATATATTTTGATAGTCTGGTTGGCTTGGAATCCAGAACCCATAATTGTTGTTGTCACACCTGTAGATGGATTCAACATGATCGTAGGTGATGGTGTAGCTGAAGCTAAACCCAGAGACATTACGCCTAGTATAAGTATAATAAACATTCCTAAACTTAGTTTGTTAAACATCTTCTATCAGTTATATATGAAAACCGTTCTCATTTATAAACTTTGTGGTTGGTTAGAAATATTTATATGATAATAAAAATAAAAAAGGGAAGATAGATGGTTTATTGTTTCTTGTGGAATACGTTTGTCACTATGGCTACTATCGAGAACGCAATTGCTAACACCGAAAGAAGTGATGACCAAATCGGTGTTGATTCACCATTTGCACCTGCTATGCCCGGTATACCCTGTGGTCCCATCAGTCCTGTTGCACCTGTGTCACCTTTCAAACCTTGTTGTCCCTGTGCCCCAGTTGCCCCCGTTGCTCCGGTTGCACCCGTAGCTCCTGTAGTACCTGTAAGTCCCTGAATACCCTGTTCTCCTTGCGGTCCCTGAACACCAGTAGCTCCCCGTTGCCCCGTTGCTCCTGTTTGCCCCGTAGCTCCTGTGGAACCTGTGGCTCCGGTTGCACCTGTCGCACCAGTCGCACCCGTAGCACCTGTTAAACCTACTGAACCTATCGCACCTGTTTGACCTGTTTGACCTGTAGCCCCAATAGCTCCCGTAGCACCAGTAGCTCCCGTTGAACCTGTAGCTCCTTTAGAACCAGTAGCTCCTGTATCGCCCTTTGCTCCTGTCATACCAGTAGCTCCTGTTGCTCCTGTAGCACCTGTCGCACCAGTAGCACCAGTTAAACCCGTTGCACCTGTAGCTCCGGTAGCTCCTGTAGCACCTTGAGGACCGGGAGTGCTAGTGAGTCCACTGATAAGAGTTCTGAGAGCATCTATTTCATCCTGTAGATGCTGAATTTGACCGGGGATTCCGTTGTTCCCATTATCATTCGTGTCACACGCAGACACTTTAAGACCTACTACGGATACTAATCCTAGTAGGAGTATCACCAACGTCAGTATTCCAAACACTTTGTTCATGTTTTCTACCGTATATGAAAATACCGAACTTATATAAAAGTGTTTCGGTTTATAGGTTATATCATACAATAGGAGTAGAAAGTGGAAGCGTAGATGGAGTAGAAACCCCAGAATTATATTATATTTATATAAGATAACTACTAATATCGGAAGGTTTTTATATCACTGTAATATATCCTACATTAGATGATATAACTGGGAAGAGTGTGTGGGAATGAATATAGTATGTTTAATACTTGGTCATAAGTGGAAAATTGTGAATAAACATCTCCGATATTGCGAGAGATGTCCTGAATCAGAGAGTTTGGCTTATTTGGTTGTTGATGAGTATCAAAAAACATAAATTAATTCGTGGTGTCTAAAAATGGTATGTGATAATTTCACAATCTATAAACGTAAACCAGAAGATTTTGGTTTTGTATGTCTAAGGAAAGAGGATGGTTACAAGTCAATTTGGTTATCTCTTTCTGGTGTAGATGTGGATAAGCCAGTAAATTTTGTAAAAGCAAATGGTGACAGACTATTTGATGTTAATTTCTTTGATCGTTTAGTAGATGTCATAGGGCACGAATCATTACATTCTGTTATTGCAGACTTAGAGAATTGGGAGGTTTCAAAGAGCTATGATAAACTCTATCATAATAAGGGTGCTTGGTGGTTGCCCTAATATAAATGTTTATAAAAAAATTAACCCAAAGGCATATTTCTTAATTTGTAGAAAGCATCATCAATAGCTTCGTGCATGGTCATTCCGTAACCAGATTCCTTTGCAACCTCATCGTCTGTCTCAGCATCACGGAGTGTACAAATCCACAACCTCACGGACTTGGAATAATACGGGTCACAGGTGTACTTCTTTCCCTTATAAATTCTAACTCTTTTCAAGTACTTTCATCATCCTTTTAGCTGATCTTTCGGCATTTTTCTTTAATCTATTGACAACAGCCTTAGAAACATCAGTAATGTTTTCATAGTTTGGTGATAATCCCCAAACTAGAAAATATCTATCCTCAAGTGGTAATCCCCAATGTTGGGATAATTTTGGAAGTAATTTATATAGAGCATCTTCATAGGATATAGCATGTGAATATGCAACTCTACGCCAAATTTTTCTTTTTGGTTGGTCATCATAGGAATCTGTTTCCCACATCAAAGATACTGTTTTTCTAGTTGTCATTATATCGTATATTGCATTATCAACCTTGCTTAAAAAGGTTGTGGTTATGAAACCGAAACTCTTATATACACCACAGCCGTTGTAGTGTGTGATGCAAAATGGATCGAAAAATAATTCCAATCCTTATGATGTTGGGGATAGATATCTTCCTCTTTGGTATGTGGTATGAAATGCCGGGTATTGGCACTTATACCAACGCTATGGTTTTTGCCAATACCTATGAACGTGGTGTTGGTGGCTTCCTTATTACTCTTGGACTTTCTCTAGGCTTAGATAGTGTAATACTCATCTTTTTTGATGAGCTTTTTTAATAAAATATTAGGCAAACAACCGAAATGCTTATAAATAACTATGATGCTTATATGTTTCAATGATTGAACTAAAGGTTAATCAAACAATTCGTAGTTTGTTTGCTGGTTTAGATGAAAGAGAAATATATGATGAGTTAGAAAAAGATATTCAGAAACGTGGCATTTTGGTTAAAGGTGTTGTTGCTAATTCACCTGAAGAGTATAAGGGTACGATTGTATGTGGTGATAAACGTCATACACTTGCCACAAAGCTAGGAAAGGAATTTCCTTATATTTTGGAGGAATTCAAGGATTTTGAGGAAATAATGGAATATGCTAAGAACGATAATCTTCTAAGACGGCAACTCACGCCAGCACAAAAATTAAAAGTCGAATCAAATTATATTGAATGGTTACGAAAGACACGCCAAGAACATGTAGATATAAGAGGTGTATCAAGTGATACACCAATTGGAAATACAAGAGAACTTTTAGCAGAAAAAGTTGGTATGAGTCCAGCCACAGCACAGAGAGCATTGTATGTTATTGAAAATGCTACAGACGAAGTTAAAAAAGATATGTATAGTGGTGAAACATCAATTTCTGGTGCTTATAAAAAGTGAAGAAAACAAAGGAGAAAGGAGAGAAAGATAAGAAAGACAACCTTATAAAAAAATTCAACTTTGATAGTGGTGTTGAGTGGTGTGATTATGGCATCAATATCTATGAGGGCTGTTTCCACAATTGCACATACTGTTATGCAAAACTAATGAATGATCGTTTCAAGTGGGTAGAAGTGTGGAATGAACCTAAAAAGCGAAATCTAGATTTGGTTGCTTTGGAAAAGGCTCTAGAGGGTATTCCACCCGGAGTTTTCTTCTTTTGTTCCACATGTGATGCATATCAACCTTTAAACAAGACGTTGAAATGGGCTAGAGAAGTCTTACAAGTTATGCTCAAATCTAAACACCACATATTAATTCTCACAAAATCGTCTGATGTTGAAGATGATTTTGATCTCATATCTCAGTATAAAAATGTTGAAGTTGGCTTCACTATAACCTCTCTGGATGATATAACATATAAGAAATATGAACCAAATTCTAGTTTACCATCGGAGAAGGTTAGGGTGTTGAAAAAAGCCAAGGAAATGGGAATAAAGACACTCGTTTCAATTGAGCCTTGGATCATAGGACATACAGACCCACTTGAAATCATAAAACAACTACATCCTTTTGTTGACCGTTGGATAGTTGGTGTCGCAAACTATATGGGATTCCAACTCGAATCTTACAGAGTGTATGTACCAACACTCATAACATATCTCATTGAAAATAACATAAACTATAGGTTCAAGGCTGAGTTAGACCGTGTGGTAAAATCATACCCAATATTAAGTAGAGAAAGTTACGAAAAATCTCTGTCTCAGCAGGTGGGAGATCAGTAGTGATCGAAAAACTTTTATACTACATATTATATATGTTCAAGGTGATATAGAAGTTGCCATCTTTGATAACGTGGGAAGAACCGTATAAATACAAGCCATATGAAAATATGCCATCACGACATACTTTAGATAAAGAAAAGCTAAACATTAGATTACTGGACAAATGCGGTGGTAAACCAATTAGCACAGACCTAGTACCGTTTATAAGTATGAAAGGATTGCCAAAAATAAAACCATATAGCGGAGAAGAGAATATAGATAAATATAATATACTCAAATATATATTACATATCCTAGTTGATTCTGGTCTTAAATCATACGGAACATTTAGAGATTTATGTTGCAAACGTTCTGATACTTTATTGTCAACGGCTGGTTTGGCTCTAAGTTTTGGGTTTTTTGTTTTTGCTTGTGGTAATGATGTAAGTGAAATGAAAAGTCAAAAAAAACTTACGTTTTGGGTAAACCCAGATATTACTAAGTCACGATTTATAGGTGAAATATCTTTTGATAATTTGGGAAAATATGCTGATTGTTCTGTTTGGGATGCTTGTGGAATAGAAAAAGCACATTCACCCTTTATGGAAGAGGTTGTGAAACATAGTAATAGTACAATCTGGTTTCTTTCAAGTCTCTGTGGATTGCCAACAAGTATGTATGGTAATAAAAATAATGTTTCAATATATGGTCATCCATATCCAACAGGTAAAGGTGCTTTATATGATCTGGTGGAAATTATTATTTATCATTTTAGAGATATTGGTTATAATGCTTATGCTTTAAAAACAAATCATGGTGACTATATAATTGTAATCACTAAATTAAAAATTCTGAATAAATACATACCTAATAGAGAGCGAATTATGATAGATATAATATAATAAATATTAAATATTTTGAAATTTTTAGTTGGTTGGTATATATTTATTAAAGTAGTAGTCGAGTGCTTCAATTATAACTTCGCTACGTGTTCGCTTTGTTTCCTTTGCACGTTTAAATATATTGTCTAACAATTCTTTGGGTATGTTTGTAATTAACTTATTTTTGAGTGTATGTTGTATAGGTAGTCTTTTTCTAAACTCGTTTGCATAATCTTCTAATGGAAACTTTTTTCTTGCATAATTTTGTCTCAAAAATTCCAATGTGTTACGTATGTCCTGTGTTTGTTTAACATCTTCTTTTTTACCATCACGGTATACCATATTTCTTATAATATTTACTATTTCTTTCTTTTGCGGTGACTTTGGTACTTTTTGAAGTTGAGAGAGAATATTTGAGTCTTTTATTTTACCCTCACTAATGATCTCTTCCATTTCTTCATCAACATTTCTTAGCCCTTTTTGAACGGCTAATTTTACTGATTTATTTATGTAATTTTCACTAAAAGTACCATCTGCTAACAGGTCTTGTTTAGCCGCATTTATTACAAAATGTCGTTCCTTTCTGGATAGATCATCGAGTGGTTTACCAAATGTATCAATAGCAATTTTTGGTGCAATTGTACTATAAACAAAGTTACCGGGATCATCTAGTTTATTTGGTGTGCTTAAATTATATCTTAATTTTGCCTTCCCAATAGATATTTCATCATATTCCTCAAACGGCTTTTTGTCAACTAATATTCTCCAATTAATATCTTCCAAGGTATATGGTGTGCCATCTGGTTTGAGGTGTAAACCTTTTTCAACTTCCCTTGCTATAAGTGTTTTTGTTACACCATCTAATGCGTAAAAATTACCAAATTTATCTTTTACAACAATGATGGGTCTTTCTATACCACACCTCAAAACACTTTGTTTTAGTGTTTCAATTTCGGGTTTTGATCTGAGATTTTTAAAATAAGTAATATTTATCTCAGATGGTAATACATACACATCTTTCTTTGGTATTTCTCTGATTACATTTTCTTTATTCATATCGATCCAGACATAGGTGGTATTATGTAGTATAAAAGGTTTTCTATATTTAGTCATTAAAAAAAGAGGCTGTATCATCTGCAATGGTTAAATTTACCCTTTTTAACGCCATCTCATAATAATTCTTATCTAATTCAATTCCTATAAAATTCCTACCCAACTCTTTGGCAATTACACAAGTCGTTCCTGAACCACACATAGGGTCTAAAATTAAATCTCCAACTTTACTATGTCTTTCTATAAGTGGTTGAATCATCCACCTATATTTTTCTGTTGGATGTTCTGTCTCTTTTTCACCAATATTTCCATAAAAAACATTTATCATTTCATCTTGGCTAAAGAAATTCAGTTTGTATTTCTCCCTACTTAGCCACATTGCTAACTCGAAACCACTTCTGTAATTATTTTTACGTATGTGCGGTACAGGATTTCTTTTTATAAATGCAAAAAGATTTCTATATTTAAACGCCAGTTTTAGTGGTGAAAGCCACTCATCGTATCCTCTATTATAAAAAACAATAACAGAACCATCTTGTTTCAGAATACGTGAAAATTCTACAGCCGATTTTTCCATTATATCATTATAATCTTCTTTGTTAAAAGTATCGACAAACCCATCATCTCCCCAAGCAACATTTGTAGACATTGGATTGTTGCCAATCATAGTGAGTTTTGAATCACTACCAATATTATAAGGTGGATCAAATATAATTAAATCTATGCTATTAGCTGGTATTGAACACATTATTTCAAAACAATCACCATTAATAATCTGGTTTAACATAAACGATAGTTAAATATAAGTTTAGTATTTAAACCTTTGTCTTTCTCAATCTTGGCATTAGATGGGCAACCGAAACACTTATATACTCACATGTACATTCGCATATGGTCAATATGGGAAAACCAAAAGTAATCCTTCCAGATAAGCATATCGCAAGAAGCAATGCGGCTAAGAAGGCTTGGGAAACAATTCGACACAATGCAAGAAGCAACACAGCTAAAAAGGCTTGGAAAACAAGGAGAGCAAAGAAGAAATAACTGCCGTAATCTTTCCAGTTTTTGTTTTTTTTTTCTAAACCGAAATGTTTATATATGTTGTTAAATATTATGGTTTGATAAACAATGAATAAGATTATTCAAAACAACTATAGTTTGTTGGGTAAGGTTTTTTACACAAAGACAAAGGATCAACCTACAATCACATCCGATGATTTTAGGGAACTTGGACTTGAACAGTATCTTGACAATGAAACCTTTAGTATTGGTGGTTTCTTTAGATACCTGAGTATGTATGGTCACATCGTACCGACTGGTAAGATGGTTAGATCAGAAATTCCATCCAGCCATTACAGAAAAATCACTGTCTGGAAATGGAGTAAGGTATCTCACGATACCAAGAAACATTGTGGTTCCTGTGTTCTGTTAGGTCTAGTTTTAGATTAAAATCCATTTTTTATATTAATTACCACAAACTTTATAGGTAACTGCATATATTTTATATATGATCAACATGTCTGATGATATTATCAAAAGTGCTATTGAAGGCATCGTGATTGCTGTAAGTGTAATGGTTGTTATTTTTACTATTGTAGCTCTGGTTGTAGCTTACTTACTTATTTTTCATTAACCTCATCGTGGTTTTTATATCATAACATTTAAATACTACTGAACACAATACTATATTGATTAAATTGGGAAAGCGTTATGTAATTTACGTGAGGGTGAAAAAGTAAATGCAAGATCATCCATTAACAGCCACATATAGACGTAAATTCTACAGATATGATTCCACTTTCAGAAAAAAACAAAACTCAGCACTTAGGGTAATAGAAATTATGGAATCTGGAAAATATCAAGCTATCGTTGCTGAACGCAAGACTGATGATGGTAAGTCTGTATTTGATGTATATAGGAGGAAAAAGTAAAAATGCCAAAAGGTATGTTAGCAACACAACCAACAACTTTAAATAAGTTGTTTGTGCCAAAACAATCACCTGTTTTACAGGTAACTACCATAAAAAACAAACCCATACCAATTCCCAAAATAAAATCAGTAAAAAAGAAGGTTAAAAAAACAAGGAGAAAGAAGTAATAATGAAAAATAGAGGAATGTCACGGAAGGGTGACAAAAGTAGGGCAAAGAAAGCTAGAAGAAGAAAAAAGCAGAGGATGTCTAAGTAAAATGGTATTTATATATCAAACTGGTGGGAAGATTCCCAAAGAAGTAACCCATAACGGGTTAATTTACAGGCATGAATGGAACGCAAAGTCCATGTCAGATGCAAAGAGAATAGGTAAAGATCGCAAACTTTTCAAAGAGTCTATGATTTACATTAAGAAGATTCCATATGCTAGAGAAACAGTATATGCTATCTACATTCATCACTCAACTACAGATCGTATCCTCAAGGGTACACGATTTGAGATGGCTGGTTCAGCACCCCTAAAAACGCAAGCTGTCAAGATGGGTAAGGACATTTATGGAAGGGGTAACTACAAGCTGATAAAACATCCACACGGATATGGTGTTTGGAGAAGGAAGAGAGGAAAAGACTAAAAATGGTAACAAAGTATATTCGTAGAAAAGGTATTTCTATAGATGCTGATTATAGATACTATCTAGGAAGTGAAGGTTTGTATGGTATTCTGTTTGGACATCGTTTGAAACCAGCACAGGCTCGGAAAGCTAACTATATTTGGAAAACACTACTTGCACAAGAAGGTAAAAAGTCATACATTTCCAAAAACAGAAGAAAAAAGTAGGGTGAGGAAAAGACAAAAATGGTAACAAAAAGAAGTCCACCACTTAGACACATTGTAAGCGGTTATAAGACAAAGAGTGGGAAAAAGATAAGCCCACACACCAGAGGTAGCTTTGGTATACGTATGGGTAGCTATAAAAAAATGGAGAAAAACCCACTATACTTAGACTCTAAAAAGACAAAGCGTATTGGTGGAAGTAAACCAATGCCCGGAGATGTAGTTAAGCCAATCAATTCTCAGGATATGCTTGTTAGATCAACTTCATATGGCGTTATAGAGGGAGCAATTGGTAAAAGTAAATCAGAGTACATGGTAACATTCAACCCATCTCCTGCACCTTGGTGGGACAGGGGGTTTGTTCAATCTTCAGGTGGACCCGCCTTCTATATAAAAGCCTCAAGAATGAAACCAGCAGGATGGAAGAATCAGACTTTCCAATATTTCCCACATGGTTTCATGGGTGCTGGTCTTGCTAAAACAAAGACTGTGAAGGTAAAGGTTTGGAAAGTAAACTTAAGGGAAAAAAAGTAAAATGAAACTAGAGTCTAAATTTCCATATAAGGATTTTAATGGAAAGCCTTATAAGTTCCATGAAGCATATCCTACAAGGAAACTTGCAGAGAAAAGCGTAAAACATTTGCATGATTATGGAGATTTAGCACGTATTGTGGTTGAAGATCATAAATACGTAGTTTATTGGAGAGAAAAGTAAAATGGCAGAGATATTCAAAGCATTTGGAGATTCTGCTAAAAAAGGGTTTAGGATGGCATTTCCTAAGAAGAAAAAAACCAGAAAACGAAAGAGTAAGAAAAAAGTGGTAAAAAGTAAATGACACACACAATTATTGCACGCGGTATGAAACTCGAAATTCCAGAATATATTATCTACAGAGGTAAACGTTATGAGGTTATGTCATCTCATAGCACATACAGACCACATGCTCTAGAATGGGCAGAGTCTGATAGAAAACGTGGGCACAAAACCATAGTAAAAACCTTCCCAACAAAGGAGAAGGGAATCAAGGTTTATGTATTGTACAGGCACAGACCAACCAAGGTATATAACCAGAAAACTGGAAAAGCAGAATGGGAAAAGAGGTGAAAAAATGTCATATAAATTAGCGTATGTTTGGGAAACCAAAAAAGAAGCCGATGAACATGCAAAGAGTCTAAGAAAAACCAAGCATGGTGTTATGAAACATAAGACCTATGTTGGTATAAAGGTAAAGCGTACCAAGAAAGGGTATGGTGTTTACTACAAGGAAACCAAAAACTACAATAAGTGGCTGAGGACGGGAAAATAAATGATAGAAAAAATAAGAAAAATAGGTAAAAAGAATATTTTTTTTAATGGTAAAATGATAAAACGAACAGTTTATCAAGACCCTTATAATGGTAATATATGGATTGAATCTAAAGATGGTGGAATACATTATGTTAAATGGGTTGGGGATTGTTATGAACCAACAGGACATGGTAGGGGTAAGAGGTAATGTCCGAAACCAAATTAAATAAAAAGCTAGAAAAGGCACAGCAATCTTCTGGTAAGAAGGGTGGTCGGGGAACGCACGGTTCAATTACCAAGGCGGGGAAAGTCAGAGATCAAACACCGAAAATAGCCAAGTCCAACCTCAAGAAACACTCTGGTCCGTTGAAGAAAAACAGGGAAAAGTATTTCAGGTTCACACACAAGCCGAAAGATACAAATACTAGAACAGAATATAAAATGTGATTGAAGATGCCTGAGTATTCTTTTTATAAGAATCACAAACTTGTAAAGGTAACATATGAAAATCTAGGCACTGCCCTCACATTAAAAAAGTTCAAAGACATACCCAAGCATACACGTGTTGAAGCAAGGTATAATATCATAAAAGGTAGAAAACCATTCATCACAATACAGGTTGGTTATGGTACTGGTTGGTCAAGGGTCGATGGTCGTTGGCTTAACCTGATTGACAAAAATATGGATGGTTGGGAATTTCTCAGCCGAAAAACAAAAGGCTTATAAGCAACACAGATAGCTGTGTATTTTGAGAGATATTGGTGGATCGTAAAATAAAATTTAAACCAAGTCTGCATGATGTTCATGCCTGTGAGTCATTAATGGATGCTCTTGGTGAAGTCGATGTGAATGTTGGTCAATTCTGGTATCAACCAGTCATTGAGATGCTTTCATATTTTAAACTTCCAGACAAACGCTGTTCTGAGTGTCACAAAAAAATGCCATTTATGGATTATTATATCAAACAGGGCATGTGTGACGAGTGTGCAAGTAAATTCAGTTCCGATGAGAACTAGAAAAGTTTATAAGTAACCTGACATATACTTTATTGGATAATGTATGGGCAGAACTGGTCGAAAGTATGTTAAGGGAAAGGGAAGCAAACCTATCCAGTGTAAATATTGCATAGATGTCTTACAGGGAGAAACCAGATATGGAAGACATATAGTAGCAAAGCATCCAGAGCATATTGAAGATTATATACAAGGAAGGGCACACTATGGTAAGTAAAAAGGTTATGGGTTATAGTCGTTGTGGAATACCATGCGGTGAATGTTATGACAACTATGACAAGAAGTTAAAGCATGGTTGTGAGAGATACCCGCAAAAGATTACCAATCCAGATGGTGTGGATGATGAATATAGAATCAAGCAACGAGAAAAGTACAGACCAAAGAAACAACTATCACCAAAAAAGGTCTGCCCAAAGTGTGGGGCAAACATGGTGTATAAATCTGTCAAAGGATACCGATACACAAACAACTATTTCAAGTGCCCCAAGTGTCGTTGGTTGGAAAGAGTAAAGTAAGTCAGTGGTGTGTTTTAAAATGATATGGACAAAGGATAAAGAAGCCGATGTTTTGAGGCTACATGATGAAGGTTTCTCTGCGGCTGAGATTGCCAAGAAGCTGGACATACAAATTTATGAGGTGGATTTAAAGCTAGACGATTTTCATAAACTACATTCAAAATAAAGGCTTATGATAATTAAAATATAACTTTAAATTACTCGAAACGTGGAATACTCATAAACATCTGGAATATTCATAAACATCTGGTATATAATTTTCTAAATTCGGATGCCCCGTCGGTTTATCCGAAATAGTTTTTGTGTTTTATCTTTTTCCTTTGGATCAAACACCACAATAACCGATGGAAATGGTGCTGGTGATTCACAATTTCCAAATGTCAGTCTACCCTCAACAAACCCAAGGCTTGTACATCTCAGACAATATTCTTGAAAATATTTTGTATCTGTTCTAGCAGGAATTAACAGGATAACAGTTGCATTATAAAGAGTATATTCATAATAACACTTACTTACCCAACTCGATATATCTCCATAAGGTGGATTTACGAATACTATTTCATCTTTCCAATTCTGAATTAGACCATCATCTTCGATTGTGTAGAATTTTGGGCATTTTGCGTTCTCTTTTATGGCACATGGGTCTAGGGTAAAATGGTATTCTTTGTTCAGTCCATCATAGAAATCTTGGGGGGTTTCCCAGTTATCGGACTTCTTTGAGAACATTACATCTAAGGTATTCTTGTTCATTGGTATTATGTACTTTAGAAATGTTTATATATCTTTCGATCTATCACAAGTAGTTTTTTGATACTAGAAATATTAAATATATCTTGAAAATGCTTTTTCTATTATATGAATTGGGAGTGATTAAAAGTTGTGGCTGAAGTGTTGCCAATTAACTAAATCTTTAAGATCAATAGGTCTGAGTTCCACCGACATTTTGGGTACTTGTAATACAATGGCGTATTTGGTCATAAGATCAGGTAGTTTTTCTGGATTATCACAACCCCCAACCTCAATTATCAGTATTTCATTACCTCTTGTAGCATAGATGTCTGGTGAGTATCTGTGTCCGTTTATTATAACAAATCTCTCACCTGTGGTAGACCAGCTTTGTACTTTCCAACCAAGCCTTTCAAGTTGGCTACTAATGAGGGCTATGGTGACTGTGTGTGGTGTATTTCCACCTTTGTTGTGGTCGGTTCGTAATTGTTGGGATTTACTCATTTTTATTATTGACTCTGGTGTGTGATGTTTACCGAACATGGGGGAGGTATTTCCTTTCATTGGAGAGGGTCTGCCTTTATTTTTTTCACTTATTTTTTTTACAGTATTTGGTAATCTATGTTTACCATATTGGGGATGGTTCTCACCAGATGTAATGTCACTTAAATATTTTATAGTCTCTGGTGTGTGTTTCTTGCCATAAAATGGATTTTTCTCACCAGAAAATCTACCTTTCATATCCTTACTGTGTTGTATACACCACTCTGGTGTGCGTTTTTTACCCCACATAGGGTTATTCTTACCACTATGTTTGCCCCTTCCTCCTTCACTTTGTTTTTTTCTTGTAGCTTCTGATGGGTGTTTACCATAGTTAGGATTTAACGTCCCTTTTTTATCAAACATATGGTTTTTTTCACCTTTTTGTGCGTCACCTATTTTTTTCTTATGCTCTGGTGTTTGCGACTTACCATACACAGGGCTTAATATCCCAGACCTACCATACATTGGGTTTTTCTCACCAGATGCAACACCTCTACGTTTACGTGTTTCACTCATTTTTAATTTCTGCTCATCAGACATCTTCTCTCCTTTCTTCATAATTTCAATCACCCTACAGAGTGTAAAACTACTATATAAGTCTTACTATATCTTTTTTTATATGAAAGATTTCAACCTCATCACTTAGGCATACGTTCAGGTGATGGTATCAAGTCATCTGCTGTTAGTTCCATGTAGTGATCAGGCATTGGGCTATCTTCTGCCCATCCAAAGAACTTACGTAATTTCTGGTTGTTATACTCATAATCCCTCAAAAGTTGACAGGCACGAATACTTCGTAATTCATGCGGGAACAGCCCACACCCTTCATCCAAATGATATGCCCAATCCTTCATAGGAACACCTTCTGGTAACTCCATCCCAATGGTACAAATTCTATAATAGATTTGGCTGTAAGTAAATGGAAATACCTGATCTTTTGGGTTTTCTACTTGATCGACAAATTTTAAAAATTGTTTAGAGTATTTTTCATTCTTTGGGAACGCATAAGTTCTCCATCCCTCAATATGCTCAAATCTGTATAGCCTTCTCATTCCATCATACATATATTTACCATCTTTATCAACTAATTGTATAGCCTTTTTTTGTTTCTCTAGTGGTTGTGACTTTATAAGAATCATTTCTTTACCTTTTTCTTTATAGGTATCCACATCTACCATTTGTTTAGTTAATTTGTTTAATTCATTACTTCTCGAACCTGTTTTTAAAAGCCCTATTAAAATTGCCTTTTGTTCCAAATTTTTACATTTATTGTAAATAGCATCAAACCACTCCCATCCTTTCCAGCCCCCAATATCCAGCCTGAACGTTTCTACACTTCTGTGATCCATGATTATAACCCTGTATTATATACCAAATCGAGCCTTTTTATATGTTACGTAAAATTTATGAGAGTTACCTACTCTCATAAATATACTGATATATAACCATAGTTTATGAGTATGCGATTGTCTTGTATGACAGGCTATATAATATAGTATATGCTGGCATCCTTTCTGTGAAAAAAACAAAAAACTAAAAATCTCCTGTATTACAAAAATTTTTGGGATAGATCATTCTATTTTTCTTTTGGTTTGACTAAATAATTTAACATCTGCACCGTGTCCATCGTATCGGTATCTACATCCAGTTCTCTACACGCCTTTTTAACAAAATTGTCTGGAATCCCACTTCCCAGAAATTGGCGTATTATGGCAGACGCAGAGTTTATGTCTATGCGGTTTCTCTTGGTCTTTCTGAGCATAGTAGTATGTTCTTTCAATGTGGCAACTATATCAGAAAGCTGTGTCTTTTTCATTTGGGCTTCCCTTCTCTTCTCATTGGCGATCTCAGCCATCTCTGTCAGGAAGAATTTCTTTTTCCTCTCATATAAAGCTCTTATTGTTTGACATAATGGTGTATTTAGTTCTTCCCATCTGTTTCTAAGTTTCCATTGTGGCTGTGCTACACCAGAGTATGGGCATTTTAAACACGAAGAGTGTTCACAGTATTCCGCACCCGGAAGTGTCATTTTCTCATCCTTGCTGATTGTTCGGGGATAAGGCTTCGTAGAAAAAGGTCCGGTTTGATATGAATACACTCTAGCTCTACCTCTTTTCATTAGATGTATTTTATGTGTTATGACCCACGATCTTGCTATAACATCTAGAGTTGCCTCTGACAAACAGACTATGAAGATTATGAATCCCTTTGAACGAATAGCCTCAAGTTGCTTCATCAAGTCCTTCTGAATGTCTGCATACCAGTCCCGGCTAGAGATCGCAAATTGACTTTCATCGACCACTATTACCCTGCCAATACCCAAAGGACTATCTGGACCAATCAGTTCCATGAATTCATCTGGACCAAATGGAACTTGAACGTCTACATCGAACTTAGGGTCTAAAATTTCTGCAAGTCTCAGAGTGAAATAGGTTTTCCCTTTTCCACCACCGCCTGTTACGACAACAATACAAGCCTCAATATTATCCCTTTTTTCCTGTAGCTCATCGAGCAAGAAAGTGCCATAACCCGAACCAAACTCAGCCCTGACCCCATGCCAATTTGTCCAACGATTTGCACCCTTGTACCCCTTTGGTGGATCAACGAATTCATCACCACCAACTTTTCTTATTGTGGTTCTTTTAAAAATTCTTTTAGATTTTGTACTCATGTTTATTCATCTATGTTTTTCATTGTTAATTTTTTCTTTTTTATTGGTTTTGACATAATTGCTTCTGGTTGTGTATTTGTAGTTGGTATCTCTTCACTAACTAATATAATATTTCCTATCTCCGTTTCTTTTAATTTCTGTTGTGTCTCGTTATCAAACTTTTCTTTATCTATTTTTTGTTTTAATTTTTTATCTTTTCTTTCTTCTAATATTACTTTATATTCTGCAAATTCCTTATCTTCCTCTTTCTCTAATTCCTTGGTTACCTCATCAATGGTTTCCTCATATACTTCGTGTTTTATAGGTTCTAGTGACGTTTTTGGTTCATTCATATCCTTATCCTCATCATCATTAATGTCCTCATTTTCATCATCAGATTCTGGTTCCATTATTGGTTCTGGTGGTGTGGGTTCTAGTGATGCTGATTCTTTATCCACAATTATACCTTCCTTCACACCCTCAATACCTCTTTCAACCAATACTCTAACAAAACTTCCATTCTTGAGTCTTAACAGTGGTATTGGTGGTGGGTCGATCTTCTTTTCCACATTACCTCTCGGTTCGATTTTCCAAGTCACGCCAACATCCTGTAGTTCATTGAGTATTATCTTGTATAATTTCTGGTAGTCTGTCTGTTCGACTTCCTCAACCATCGGAGAAATTCTGATAGGTTCTCCACCGTCATAGTTCCAATCTGTTGGTTTGTTACGGAAAATCGGATTTTCCAAAGTTCCCATTGGTTTGCCACAGGAATATTTATATACAGGCTGTTCAACTTTAGCTGTGTATTGTTCTCTAGTCTTGTCATTTTCTATCCTAAGTCTGTTCTCCTTTGGTAACATTGCCAAGAGAGATTCAACAGCATTTGAGAACTTTATCTCATCTCCCTCTAGTGCGGCATTATTGCAACGGTCTATCTGTTTCAGTACAAGATACTCAACATTGACTTTCTGTTTAAATTCTGCATCAACAGGTGTTTCTTCAAAGTCTCTACTATATGCCATTTTTAAACACCATTTTTCCTTTTCTCTTGTAGTAAAAGAATAGCTTCTCTAAAAACATCGTTTGGCGATTCTCTTGGATTTCTTTTGAGACTATTCATTATGCACCAAACATCATTGGTAATACAAACAGTAGTTGGATCATCATTCTTCTTAGTCATATATGTATATAGGCATATAGGCATATTTATATGTTACGAATAGATAAATAGTAGTAGTAATGTTTATAAATGTCTACACTCTAATATATATAGATTAATTTGAGTTCTGACGATGAATGGAAAGAGGATGAGGAATGGACTCTTTCACAAAAAATAATAAAAAAGGTAAAGTCTATTCTATTTCCACCTAGAAAGCCAAGAGAGCAAAGAGGAAAAAGGATAAAGAGGAAAAATAGAAATTTTGATGATGTAGTAATAGATATTTCATCTGTGAAACAACCAGTAGAACAAGTAGTGAAACAACCAGTAGTAGAAACAAAAGTAGAACCAAAACCAGAACCCGAATTAAAGTCAGAAAAATCAAGGAAACCAAAACAGGAAGAAAAATGGGATGAAGATAAGCCACAGAAAGCAAGGTTTATTCCAAACTTAGATAGAACTTTTCCCGGTCCTATGGTTGTCAAGAGGCTTATAGCAACGGTTCTTTTGCTCTGCTTTACAGGTCTTTTGATATTCGTACTTAGAGACTCACCGATACCAGCAATTATTTGTTTCCTGACAATGATCATATTCATTGATTATCTGATTATAACTGGACCGCAAAAAACGGAGAAATGGGCTGATTAAAATGTCTATATGTTGTTTAGAATGTGGATGCTATAAAGATTGTCATCCAGAACCAGAACACAAACGTGGTGTTAAAATAAAGTATAATGATCCTGTACACGAAGCATGGAGAATATCATCAAGAGATAGTTATATGAAACGGAAAGCAAAGAATGTAGGAGTTGAAAAGTAATGTCTGTAGTAGATATGTTGTTCTCTCCATATGGAGTGATGGGATTATTAGTTGTCTTGGGTGGTCTTGGTGTATATTACTATTACACTAATATCATGTCAAAAGGTGGTAGTGGAACCAAAAAGACACTAGTTCTAATCAGACCCGGAGAAAAGAGAGCCTTAGAGATTCCTATTTTGAAGGAAACAGCACACTGGCTATACTGTAAGACAATCGAAGATGTCCCACGTAAATTCTATAAAGTTGCACCCGGATATGTTTTCCCAAACGTAACCAAGTTCTTTGCTATTGAGGGAGTTGGATATACAGCAGACATTAGAACACCCGAAAATACAGCACCCGAACCCACAACAATCGACAGGGCATTACGCATACTTTGGGGAGATGACAAATATGAAAGGATGCCAAAATCCAATAGGAAGTTGGTTGAGGACACCCGATGGGGTCTTACAATCGCAATCGAAGCGTATGAAGGGGAAGATATGCCAAATATTTCCTCTGAGGCACTTAGAGAGAAGGATGACGAAGCAATCCTGAAGATATTGGCTGAAGATGCTATGGATCAGCAGAAAAAGAGTAAGTTCGATTTCCAGCAGATTCTTATTGGTGTTGGTATTGGTGCTTTGGCAGTATATATCATGGTCAATCAAGGTTGGTTGAGAGTAGCACATTAAAGAGGTAATGTAAAATGGCAGAACAAGAAAGTTTATCACCACAGTTGGGTACAGACCCAATCGACCTAGAAATGGGTCGTGTAGATATGAGAAGGCTAACTGTCCTGAAACACAACAAGATGGGGGCTGTTCTTTATGCGGCTGTCAGGGCTAAGAATTCTCCAAGTTGGGCAACTGTCTTGGATTGGTACTTAAACCTAAATGTTGGTTTCGGTGGTCGTGGTAGGCGTGACATCATCCGTATGGAACAGGTTTCTCGTGGTGGTTCGGTTAACGTTGAGTCTGAGATTGAAGCCGCAAAACCAACAAGTTGGACACAACGTAATATAACTAAGAGAGATTGGAAACAGGAAGCTATGGAAGAACTGGGTGAAGAGGTTTAAGTAAACTTAATTTATACTAGATAATTATGATTAGAATATTGGTATACAGTAATCCAAAAGCGAAAGGAAGAAAATATGGTTTAACCTCATTATTAAGTAATATTCCAAATTTGAGTTTCAATTTTGTAGGTACTGGTATTAAAGAAAATATTAAGAATTTGTTAAGTGCAGATATTGTTCAAATTATGTCTGCTAAACTTAATGGTATAGAGGGCATGTTTTGGATTTTTTTATTTGTATTTTTTAAGATTATTGGTAAAAAAATATTGTTTTATTGGATTGGATCAGATGTCATGGATTCGGATAAAAAAATAGTGTTAATTTGTTCTAAATTAATAGATAAAAATCTTGTTCATGCACCTTTGGTTAGTAAATGAATTAAAAGAAAAGGGGGTTGTGGCTGAGTTTGCTCCCATACCATCATGGAATATTAGGGCAAAGAAGATAGGTCCATTACCAGAAACACCAACAGCACTTGTATATTTTGGAAATAGAGAATATTTTTATGGTCTTGAGATAGTGAGAAGGTTAGTTTCAATGCCATATAAATTTATTATTCTTGGCAAGAGGGATGTGTTGAAAGCACCAAATATTGAATATTTAGGTCATGTTAATGTTGAGGACATGGATGAAATATATTCTCGAACAACTGTTCTTCTCAGAATAACCAAACATGATGCTTTATCAAAAATGGTTCAAGAGGCATTGGCTAGAGGAAGATATGTGATCTGGTCATACAAATTTCCAAATTGTTTATATGCCACCGATTATGACATGGTGTATAAACATATGAGAGAGCTAGAAAATGTAAAACAACTTAATACATCTGGTATATCATTTATAAATAATTATATGAATATGAACAAATGTGTGAAAATATTTACTAATGTCTACAATCAAACTATATTAGAAAAAAAGTAATTTCATTTCCACCCAAGATATTTTGCTATTATTTTTAATGCAATATATCCAAAGACACCAGTACCAAACGTGTAAAAGAGGGAGTCAAGCCCACCGTTGAAACCAGAAGCTATTGAAATAAAAATTAGACCAATGAAGTAAAGTGTGTCAATGCTCATTCCCTTTGCCATTATAATCAAAGATATAAGTGTGAGGTGAGTATAAAAAGATTATGCTTTTGGTTTTTTAAATTTATCAGAAATGTCTGGATAAAATTTCCTATTAAAATCTTCCAAATTTTCTGGGTGCTTCTTTTTTACATGTTTTCTAACGGCTTCCATACTCAATGATGGATTGCCACAGTATGGGCAAATATAATCCGTTAGCATGATATTCACTACCATATGTGCCTATTACCAACATATATATCTTTCTATGAGTATCTTATCATAACATTTATATAAGAACGAACAGAACATTATGATAGAGTAGTCTGAGGTGTCTGAAAAATGAGAAAATCTCCAATTGAACACACGGTTCACAGATATAAGCGTCAAACAGGCACTGTGGTAAATGATTATCTTAGAGGTAGTGGAGAGGCAAAAGTAGTAGTAAAAACACCCAAGCTATCAGGAAAAGTCCTAGGGAAAAAAGTAAATGGTACAGATAAAGGTGGATTCAACATGCTTATAAAATATGCAGATGATAATACTAAAGAGGTTATTTTAAAGGAGAAAACTTATTTGACAGCACTACCAGTTGGTATAGGATATGCTGATAGGCAAATCAGACGTATTACTCTACGTAAGGTATAACCTTAGACTACGGAGGTGAAAAAGTAAAAATGGTAAAGAATAAGGCAACGGCTACAAGTAAGCCAAAGTTGGTCACGGTTGTTACACCGATTGGTTATCTAACAACAACACCAGAGATAGCAAAGAAGATAATTGCGTCACAAAAGAAGAACGCAATGAAAGTAAAGAAGTAATTAAAAATGCGTATATATGATATATGTGTAGTAGGTATTACACCGATCCTAGATCATATATATCATATTTCTAAATTTGGTGGTAGTGACTAATATATGTCAGAAGAATATCAACAATCAGAGCAACAAGCACAAGCATTACGTACACAAGAATTGAATAGATCACAAGCATTAATTCAACAAAATGTTATAGAACAAACTAGAATACAACCAAAACCAGTAATAGTATCGACACCAATACAAGCCCAAAAAGCAACTATCGTACCATCAAATTATGTTGATGCAATAAATAGGGTAAATGTACACAACACATCAATAACATCAATAAAACCAGTAATATCTTCAACACCAGTAAAAGTAATACCACCAGTATCATCAATAATGGCAAAGATAGACAATTCACAGAATATGATTGAACAAAGTAGATTAAAACTAACATCAAATCCTTTAGCACTTGCTATAGGAGATAGCCCACAAGCCGCCCCAACAGAATTTGGTAGAAGTGATCCAAAAATTAGGGCTGGATTAGAAACAACTCTTCTTAAAGTTAATACGGCTGAGTATGATAAAAATGTAGCATCATATACAACTTTTATTAAAGATGGAAATGATGCACTAGCACAATATAATGATATAGTAAAACTACATAAATGGGATGAATATGATTTTTCTTCATATAAATCTACCAAAAATGGAACGGGTAAACAAGCATATATTAAAGATATGAATGATTTAAAAATGGCACTTTCAACAGCACCAACAGACTTAGATACATATAAGAAAAACTTTGATACTTATACCAAGTCGAAAACACAACTTATATCATCACTTCAAACAGCATCTATAGCAAAGACTTCTTGGACACTTAATTACACGGATAATGGGGTTAAAAAAACACAAATATTTAATAATTATGATGATATGCAAAAGTTTATAGTAGATATTAATACAAAAGCCGCAAGCACATTGATTTTAAGTCCAGCAGAGGGTTCTACTATACAGAAGTTTGATACAAGTGCAAAGAGTTCTACAGCAAATAAAATAGACGCAACAGAGATGCAATTTAAGACACCTGATGAATTACATAGATATATTGAAGGTTTATCTGAGACACAAATTAAAGCGAATGTAGATGTTCTCAGCAATAAATTATGGCAACTTGCATCACAAGCACCTGAGTATGCACAATCAAATGATTTAAAAGTTGCGTTGGATATGCTTTATCCGGCATTTTCGGCAATAAAAGGTCAAAATGGTGAGTACAATCCCAAGGGAGTTTTACAGGCAGAGGCTATAATTGCAGAAGCTACAGAAAAACAACTGTCACCATTCTTAAATTTACTACCAAGAAAGGCAGATGGATCAAACTATTTATTCCAAGTTCTTCCTGAACAGGAAACCTTTACATATAAAGATTTAGAGGATAGAGGGCTTACACCAGACAAGGTAATTGTTGGCAAGGCAATGGGATATGCTACAGAGGGTGCAGAAATATACTTCACATCTATGGTTGAAGGTGCTGTTCTTGGTTTTGCTTATGGTGCGGCAGGTAAACTTGTAGCTAAAATTCCCGCAATTGGTGGTTTGGCTGAAAGGGGTGGTATGGCATTAACAACAGCAACAGGGGCAAGTTTACCATCAAGTATTCTTTCTACAATAAAAGCAGGTTTAACAAAACTAGGTATTATTGATGAGGCTACACAATTAGTGACTGATGAAGAGGGAAAAGTTATACCTCTTACGGTTGAAAGTATTACAACTAAAGCACCAACACTTACAGGTCAACTTAAAAATGCTATAACAATTGGTATGGACAAACTATCACTTGGTGTTACTGAGATGGATACATTAAATCAATTAGCGGCAATTACACAAATGCCACTGGTTACTATAGCAGGAACGGCTGGTCTTGCCGCATATGAATATGATAGACTTGAAAAAGTGCTACAGACAAAAGGGGCAGAAGATTGGTTGGGTCAATTTGCTGTAGATTCTTCTGCTTTCCTTGGTGGTATAAAAGGTTTCCAAGTAGGATTCTCATATAGTGATACACCTTTTAACTATATTCAAATGAAGCTAACAAAAGGACAACCACTAAGTGCATATGAAGTTGCAGAGGCAAATGTTATAGAGGGCAGGGCTAAGTATCCGGGCTTTGAAGAACAACGAATGAAAGCAACACCAGAAAACTTCAAGATGCTAAGTGTGAACTATACACCACCTGAACTGGAACAGGAGGGGAAAGTTATTGTATATTCAGGAACCCAAGACCCACAATTAGTTGCAAGTCTAGCAAAAGTCGGTGTTACAGGTGGAGATGCACCATTACTTTGGGCATCACATAGTTGGAGTACTGCATTTTCTGGTATAGGACAAGCAGAAGAGGTAGCTTTGCCAAGTGCTTTTGTCAACCCATTTGCTAAGGCAAGCGTAATCTCAATTGGAATTGATGATGTTACCAATGAAGATTTTATAAGTAAGATGGATCGTAAAGACTTAGGAAAACTTTATCAGGATATACTGGATAGATCAGGACAGTATGTCGGTGTTATGCCCTCAGAACAGGGGATGGAATCACAAATAATCATTGGACCGGGGCAGAAATTCATAAAAGTTGGTGATCAGTTGTGGGTCAATATAAACGGTAGAATTGTCCCACTACAGATGATGCAACCAATTGGTAATGCAGGTACTGTTACAGAAGATGCAATTAGCAAAATTGTGAATCTTGATTCGGGTTCTTCTAGTATTAAGGCAAACACAATGTATATACCAACACTCAATGCTGTTTTATCAACCGATTATAGCATCTCAGCAACCACAGGCTCTATAAAATTATCAACGTCACAAATAAATGATTTATCTACTATTATTTCAAGTGGGAAACTATCAGCCACACAGTTAGATTCTGCGATTAATGCTTTATCTGCACCTACAATAGAGAAACTTGTTGATATTTCTAGTCCAGAGCAAGTTTCTAAGATATATAATTCTGTACCAGAGTCTGTGAAGAGTAATCTATCTGAAAGAATTAGTTCAAAAATAGCATCTTCTATTAAATCTGTGCAATCAGAAGATAGTATAAGTTCTATAGAATCTGCATCAGAAAAGGTAAGTTCAAATCAGGTAGAGAAATATATAAGTTCAGTAGAATCAGCAAAATCACCATCAGATATAAGCTCAATATCTGAGGTAAGTAATATTTCTGAGCAAAGTAAAATTTCATCTGTGTCAGAAACATCAGAACCAAGTGAACTTTCATCTATATCTGAATTATCAGAACCAAGTGAACCCTCACCATCATCTCAGTCATATGAAGAAAAAGAATATCCATCTTTGAAACTTCCCGCACCAGCAAAGCCAACAGATAAAGACTATGCGGATAAGCCATCAAAAAGCATATCAAAGTTTAAAGTGACATATACATTCATGGATAACGAAAATGAAAAAGAAGTTTCTGCACGTACATTTAGAGAAGCACTCGGAAATACATGGAACAAGAGAGGATCATTAGAGATACCAAAACAGGTTAGTATAGTAAAAATGCCAAATGTGAAGAGTACGAATGTATTATTTTAGAATTTATAATAATACTTATATATAAAATGATTATTTAACTATCTAATTAGTGATTAATAAATAAAAACGGTTCTTTTCTATATAAAATAGATTATGAAACTGTTTAAAAATTATTCATATTATATTTGATAAAATGCATTTAAATCTACAGAGTTTACGAATGAATTATACTTATTTAGGTAATTAAAAACCACAAACTTTAAATAGTTATGATGCACATCTTTATATGATACAAAATGTTTGAAAGCCTGAAACAGAAAATGAAAGCGAGAGAGATCAATCAAAAAGAGAAATCAAAAGAGAGAGCAATTAGGCAAAAAGAAAAAGAAGACAAAGAAAATGAAAAGTATCTAAAAACGCATTGGGAGAGAATAGGAACTTATGGTATGCCAAATTCATATCCAGATGAAATACCAAAATGGTTATTGGAAAAGAATAAATCGGGTGGAACAGGAATTTTTAAGGGTAAAACTTTTGTTTACAAGGTTGGTTATAATGGTGGTAAAAAACAGGGAGATGGATATTATATATACTATAGAAAGCTACGTTCAGATGTAAAATACGATCCTTCCAAACACAAAGAATAAATCCACAAACCTTATATAATAGTTTTATATCTATTAATTGATTGAAATGGAATGGTTACTTTCTGATGTTGATGAAATGCCACAACAACATCTCTCAGAAGCAACAAAAATAAAAATAAGTAAGACCAAGAAAAGTATGGGTAGGACAGGTGAGAAAGCACCTAATTATGGTAAACATCTCACACCAGAAACCAAAGTGAAAATTGGTAGTGCCAATTCAGGTAAACATTACTCTAAAGAGACAAATATGAAAAAAGGTCATAAAGGTGAAAGTAACCCTATGTTTGGTAGGATAGGTGAAAAATGCCCTGCGTTTGGTAGAACTGGTGATAAAAATCCAATGTTTGGCAAACACCACTCGGAAGCAACAAGAATAAAAATCGGAAACGCACAAAAAGGCAAGATAGGTGTGTTATGTCCTAATTATGGTAAACATCCATCAGAGGCAACAAAAATAAAATTAAGTGTGGCAAATAAGGGTAGACCTTCTCCTATGAAGGGAAAACACCAATCAGAGGCATCAAGAGAAAAAATGAGAGAAAAAGCACCATTAAAAGAAAAACATAATAGAGGTGGAAAAACATCTCATTTGGTTACGATATCACTCATTAGTAATCAATTGGAGAGATTAGGGTGGGCAGTACAGAGTTGGACTACAACGGGAGAGAGATTTGTTAGAATAGATAAATATAATTATGTACCCGACATCTATGCCAAGAAGGGTAATGATATCATTCTAGTTGAGGTTGGGGATTGTTCTACACAGAAACTATGCAATCTTATGATCAAATATCCAATAGTGTTGCAAGTCCCAAAAATGAAAATGGAACTAAAACCTATTGATATTAGAGACTTAGTTAATTGGCATAAATTTTATCGTTGGATGGTGTGATTATCTTATATAAAACTAGTAAATAGTAGAAATATATTTATCTAGATATTATAATAACATTTATATGTAAACAATATTACTTATTATTGATGGTTTTTTCATAAAAATATTTTTAATATAATCTATATATGTCTTTTTAAAATGTTGTGAAAAAGCTATGATATAGGTGGTATTTTGAATGTTGTTTTTTATACTAACATTTATATATATTTAGTGTAAATAATATACAGATCATACCGTTAAACCTGTGGTAGATAATATGAAGTTTAAATCTTTAGTTGTGTTACTCATTTTCATTATGAGTGCATTTATTATGCCACAACAGATTGCACACTCTACCCCATCAATCACAACAACATCACCAACGGCTTTTGGATATAACTTCCAAAGACACACTTTTAATGCTTCAGGTCTGACTTGGTACTTCTATTCAGATGGCATAGACATGAAATGGACATCCACACCAGACTATATCACATTTAACACAATTTATACTGCTGTGACAGGTGTTGCTTCTGGTAATCTATTTTCTGTGTTTTCTAATGGTCCGTATGTTGCTTATGTACGTGTGACCACCGCAGGTGTATTATACTATCGTTATGGAATAACACAAACGAATGGTAGTATTGTTTGGTTAATCTCTGAGACAAAAATAAAAACAAATAATTACTATGTAACAGCACCATCAGTTTGCATAGATACTGCTGGATATTTATGGATTGGTTATTGTAACTCAAACGGTGTTATAGGTGGAAATGCTACATATACAGCCGCATATGTTATGAGAAGTGACCGTGACAATGGCACAGTTGGATACCCTATGCCAATAGAACTTGAGAGATCACTTGCTTTTGTACAATATGGTGTTTGCCCAACACCAACAGTTGATGGTCATGTCATCGTTGCTTATGGGAGCGATTCTACACCACTAAAAACTAAGTCTTTTAACTCTGCATATGGTTTAGATGGAGAACCACTTGGTTCAATTCTTGAACAGGGTATAAAGACACTTTCAAGTATTGTTTTTGATAGTGGATATAGTTCTCAGTCAGAAAATTGTTTGATCCAGTTGAATAGCATAAGTACCTTTACAGCATCAGCCACCATGTATTCTACTGGTAGTGGACCTGTTTATGGAACATTTATAATTTATTATTCTGATGGTACAACTCTCACAATACAAGTGCCACTTAATGGTGATGTTTTAGGTGCTATTTACAAATATAATGCGGAACATGGTATTTCAAATGCAAAAGTGATAACCAAGATCACTTATAATGATGCTACCATGTGGGAAAACTTTAGTTCAGACTTAGAATATTATGTTGATGGTATAGCATCACATGATAGATATGGTGGGGATGATTACTATGGTGGTGTTGGCACACTAAATTATATAAAAACTCTACCTGCAATATTTGTTTGGCACTCGTATGTTAATAGCTGGTATTATACCACAGACCCAATAACAGGAAGAGATATTATATATTACAATTTTACATCACCGCTAAGTTCAACAGAACTAAATAATATTGGTATTACATATCAAACAGACCCATCTCATACATTACAACTCAACTGTACGGTTGTATATGGTGATCACACATCAACCAAAACTATTATAAATGTTGCTAAAGATAAGCAATTAACATCACCAGTATCCTTTGTTGGTGGGAAGTCTGTCACAAGTTTTGTGGTAAGTACAAGTTCTTATGGTTTTCTTGATTCTGGTTATGAAATTCAGAATGTCTTATTTAATTCTACCAACACGGAAAATTCACTTAATAATGCAGTTAGTGATGGAACGTACCTTTATGAATCACTATATCAAAGTCCATTAGTCATTAAAAAACTAACCGTAGATGGTCTTTTCCCCGTTGATGTTTGGCAATATAATTCAACACTTCCCGCAAATAATACACTGGTATATGATGCTGGTTTCTTATATATTGGCTGTGAAGGATACGGAAACTTAGTAATAACTAAAGTAAATGCGGTAACAATGAAAACAGCACAATCATACAAAGCAGACCCAAGTTATAATCTTGATTATGCTCTTGGCTTGTGTTCAGATGGCACATATTTGTATGCATTAGCAAGAAATATGGCAACTAATCATCTTGTTGTAGTGAAAATTCTCGAATCTACTATGACATATGATTCCAAGGATGTGACAAGCTATATTTATGTAGGTACAAACACGATTATGTATGATGCCGCAGATGGTAATGTCTATATAAGTATGTCACAAGCATCAAATTGTGCGGCTATACAGATGAATACTACAACATTATCCACCACAGGCACATGGAGTGGTGCAGGTTATGGTGCGAATGTTTATAGTAGTTCGGCATATGGTAGTTTCATATACATTGGTGTAGATTCAAAGATCGTAAAGATAAATATAACACCATTTATGTTAACCGTAGCTAATTGGTCTGTTCTTCCTAGTTATCATGCAAATCCAACATCCATAGTAAATGATGGTACATATCTATATACTGTATATAATTATACAACACCAGTATTGACAAAAATAGACATAAATACTATGAGTACAATATCATATCTACTTCCATCAGTGGGTGGTAAGAGTGCCAAACTTATCTTTACAACAGGTATATTTGATGTTTGTTTTGATAGTGATAGTAGTGCAACTTCAATTAGCAATTATATGTTGTGTTTAAGAACATCTGTATTTAATACTGTTTCTCAAACCTCATATTCTCTGAAATCATTCTCATCATTCAGTTGTGTCAATAAAGATAATGATGTTTTTATTGCTTATACAACATCGACAAACAAAATAGATTCAGATTTTTATAGTGGTGAAATGGGGGCTATCACAGCAGAAACAATTCTATATACTTCCTTGGGTACAGCACCATCACCAACAATCTCAAGAAATAGCTATGAGGATATCTCTGTTATTTGGATGAATGATCCAGTAACGGACAAAATATATTACAATATATATAGAAATTCAACATCTTCATGGAGTGGTGTTACAGTAGGTATTACTAGTTCTGGTATAACAACAGGAACACCGATAATATCTGTTTATCAATCTTTCTCACCAACAGGTGTAGGTTGGATGACAGGTGCTGGACCACCATACACAATTGTAGTAAATGGTCTTTTGACAGGTGATGAACCAACACTAAATTATCTGGTAGTACCAGACTTGAGTGCTGGAATTTCAACGTTCAGGAATATTTATAGCATGGATAAGTATTACACTTTTGTAGCATCTACAACCACAGTAAATTCACCCAATGATGTCACGGATATATATATTACAGCTATGAAAGGGGCACAGATTTATTTCAAGGTTCATGGTGCAAGCCTAAATACTGTTCCTGTTTGGTCAATAATTTCCAACTCAACAATAATAAATCTTGACACTGCACACTGTGTCTGGGCTAAATCAGGCACACTTGGAACGGCAACATTCAAGATTGAAACAAAATGGAATTTCCCAACTACGGCTGATTTAGACTTATATCTTGAGGCTGTGAATGGTGCTGGTTCTTCAGGCATAATTAAAATGCAAACAGCCTATTGTGATGTTATATCCGATTTAGTTGCAACCATAACGACAACAACACCACAGGTCTTTCTAGGTGTTCAGATAGCCATAACAGGTGGTGTTTTTTATGAAATTTCTCCTGCAAACATTAATCTGTATACAGTTATGGTTTCACCACCAGATGCACAATTTACTAGAGTGGAGGTTTGGAATAAGACTTTAGTTGCCCAAGACCCTGCTATCGTAAATGGTACATATCAGGTTGTTTTCACTCCTTACTTAGCCACTGGCAATCAGACATATCATCTTAAACTGTTTATGTTATTACCATTTGTTGCTGGTCCTTCGGCAAACAACGCCACATTAACAGTCTATGTTACTGCAAACTTTGTTCCAAGCCTAAGCCCACTTACCATATTACTTCAGCCAGTATTCAACCTTTTTGGTATTGGTGGCGGTGTAGTGGCTATTTGGGCTATGATAACATCTATTGGTATATGGTTCGTGGCGTCAATAACTATGATGGTGTCATTTGTTACAACGTTGGGAACGATGTTCTTTAACTTCGCAGTGTTCCTATTTACTTGGATTTCAATAATGGGAAGTTTTATAATTGCACTTGTTACTATAATGATAAATCTTTTGAATGGTACTAGTACAGCTATAACCTATGGCGGTAATGTTGTAGGTAGTATCAGTTTTGGTTTAGGAAACATTTGGAACCTCTTTGGTGGTACTAATTTGATAATCTTTATGCCATTTGTTATCTTCATTGTTTGGATACAAAGCCTAGATTCTCGGCAGGAGACAATGGGTATAGGTTTACTTTCACTTGCACTTAATGACTTCCAAACATTGTACGGACTCATAAACGTGTTGACAGGTTTCGCTATGTTTATATACTCCGTTGTGTCCGACTGGATCAGATGGATATTTGGTTACTTATCGGGTTTCTTCACACGCCTCTTTTCAAGTATATAGTGTGATTAAACATACCTAGAGAAATAAAAGACGAAAATAATAGGACAAGCCTAATAGATGGTATGTTTAGCAAACATTTGAGATTAAGTAGTTAAAGTAGCCTGTTAAATAAATTCCATTTATATAGTGTGGACATTTCATTCTTAGAGAATTGAAATTCTAACTCCATTTTCAGCTTTGACACATGTAATACCACAGGATAATGGGACATTAAGTGGCATAGTTTTTGTGTTGTGCAACTTCCAACCTCAACCAAAATTGGATTATTATTATCCTTTGTAGCATAAATATCAGGTGAGTATTTGTGTTTATCTATCGTGATAAATCTCTCTCCTGTTGTACACCAACTTTCAACTTTCCATCCCAGACTCTCTAATCGACTACTAATGAGTGCTATAGTAACTAGGTGGGATGTACCTCCACCTTTGGTGTGATGAACACGTAGTTGGTGTGCTACACTTATTTTTACTCTTTCCTCTTGCGTGTGATGTCTGCCATAATTAGGGCATAACCCACCAGTTTTACCAAACATAGGACTTTTTTCACCTCTATTAGCATCACCAATTAGTTTTTTTGTTTCCTTTGTGTGATGTTTGCCAAACATAGAGGTTTTCTCACCAGTTAAATGTATACCAAACGCAGGGCATTTTTCACCTGTCACACCAAACATGGGGTTATTCTCACCTTTATTAATCTCACTTAATAGCTTTTTTGTTGTGTCTGAGAGATGCTTACCTTTCTTAGCCTCACTCTGTAGTTTTCTTGTTACATCTGATGGGTGTTCTCCTTTCTTTGGCAT